GGCGGGGTCGGGGAGGTTGCTAGCGTCCCATATCTTGTAACTATTACTATTCTTGACATGTACTAAATCAGTATCATTTGATCTAACATAACAGCCACGTCTATTACTACCAAAAATAATAGTTGATTCATTAGCTAAAATAGCTGATGCGTCACCAAAATCAATTCTAAATATTGTATTTAAATCTAGGGAATCTGTACGAAACTTGTATTGTGCATTATCATGCCTAACACTTCCAATTCCAATATATGCGTAATTAGCAACAGTAGATGAACTCACCGAACCAAAAGACACTTTCGTATCTTCAAGGTTATTGTATTTGAAATACAATGACCTTGACAATCCTTCCAGACCTTCTCTATATGGAGTATTTACTCCAAAGTCACTATTTGAATCTACTCTAAAATTACCAACAGAGAACTTGTTGGCGACAAACGAATTCGTTCCAGTGAAAGCGTTATTCCCTGACTTGGTGGCGGGGTCGGGGAGGTTACGGGTATCATACATGGAGTAAGTAGCACCATTTACATAATGACCAACATTTGTATAATTAGTGTAAATTACACATCCTCCATCTTCATCACCTATGTATACCGAGTTTGTATTTACTTTAGCTATAACTCTTTTAATATTACCATTAGTATCAAGTGATCTGATGCCAATACCATTATTCATAGTTATATGGCCAGTCATGTTACCTCCACTCAACTTCAAGTATCCTTTCAGTGATTCAGTGGTCCCCGTGTTAACTGCATCTATGGCATCTGACACGGCTTTCACGGTGGGGGCGTAGTTCGTTTCCTTCCCGGTTAACACGCTCTTGAGGTCGGCTTGATACAAGACCTCCGAATCGTCAGAAGAACGTTTGAACGTCACGGCAGAGAAGGGGGTGGTGATGTATGAAGATTCTCCAATATATAATTTAATACTACCATTACCTTGTTTAGTACCAATAGTAAGGTTATCAGATAAGGAATTTAATACACCATAAGTTGTCTCTATTTTACCGATAAATTGAAACCCGTTATTAGAACTACTTCTAAATATAGTAAAATTATTATTAGTTGAAAATCTTAAAATACCCGTGTTGGTAATAAATCTAATATACCCGTTATCTTCATTATAGTAATCAATATAATTACTACTAGTTCCAAAATATAATTTAATTCCTTCTGGTACTAAATTGTTAGCTACCAACATCTTGTTGGTAGCATCCCACGAGAGGAACATTCCATCGGTTAGTCTCGCTTGATCAAGAGAGTACAACACCTCGGCATTGTCTGATGCACGATAAAAAGAAGGTGCTGTAACTCCACAAGAAGCGATTATAGTGTTTGGACTCCCCATTATGTGACTATAATACGAGAAATAAGCATTCTTACCCCCTATGATAACATTTTTATCAAGGACGGGACTAATGAATGAAGGTTTTTTTATATCAAGAATAAACTTGTCATTAGAACCACTAGAATCTCCAAGTATTATACCATTCGTGTTAGTTGAAATTAAGGAATACTTGACTTCATCCTGTGATATACCCGGTAATAACGCCAAGATGGAATCATCGCCACTCATGGATAATGCTAACCCGGCTTCCATGAACTTCATTTTGAGGGTAGCGTCAACGATTTCCGGATCAAATTTGAAATCTAACGATTTGTTATACGGTATCACGTTAGTGGTCTTGAACGTCTTGGTGGCTGCGTCCCACGAGGCGAACATACCGTCAATCATGTTCCCCACCGGCTGTCTAAGTGCCACGTCGAACATGTTCCCTTCTTTCCCGATCTTGAACATCCCGTCCGACTCGTTGAAGCCGAACATGAAGTTCTGTTCCGTTCCACGATCTACCTCTATACCGGCGAAACCTGCCGTTACACCGGCGCCAGTCTCTCCCTCGTTAATCAGGATCATGTTATCACGCACTTCAACCCTCTCCGCTTGAGTTATGAAAGTGTCACCCTCTTGAGTGACGTCACCTTTTATCACGAGGTTCTGCACGGTGAAGTTAGCGTAACCGGCGTCTCCCTTGGTGCGGGTAGACAATCCCCCACCTTCCGCTTTCAACATGGCTCCCGTGTTACCGGAGTCTATAACGAACGTCTTGCTCGTGGTACCCGTGTCCGTGTTTTGCTCGTGGGACAACGCCTCTAGCGCTTCGAGCCTGTCGTCCGTTGATCCTGAAAGGTCCGTTATCTGTCGTTGCAGGTCTTCCTCGACGCCCGTGGCTCGCTCGGTCTCGGCGGTTATGGCGTTTTGAAGGTTAGTGTCGGCGGCTTGCATCTCCTGCCGTATCTTCGCCTCTTCCGCTTTCGCCCTGCTGGTTTCGGTGGCTATGTCGCTAGCGTTCTTTGATATGGCGGCGTCATGAGCCTCGTCCCGGGCTGTCGATCTGGCAACCTCCGAGTCTATGGCGCTCTTGTTAGCGTTAACGTCCACTCGTAACCCCTTGAGCAAGGTGTCATGCTCGGCGTCCTTGGTCGTTGACCTGTTGATCTCCGCGTCTAGCTTGGAGCTAGTGGAATCCACGTCATCACGCAACCCTTCCAGTAACTCGTCATGCTCCTTGTCTTTAGCCACCGACCTGTTGATCTCTTGATTCAACATCTCGTTGGTGGAGGTGAGGTCTTGACGAAGGTTAGCTATCTGCGTGTCATGCAGGTCATCCTTTCCAGTGGACCTGTTAATCTCCCTGCGTAACTCTTCCTCTATCCTTCTCACGTTAACGAACGTGGCGTTCAATGAACTAACCAAGTTGGTATTGTCCCACGTGTCAAGAAGATTCATGTCCCCGATAACCTTGAACATCATGTCACCGGTAACGAACTTTTCACTTCCCTCCTCTATGGGACCGGATAAATTCTTTATTATTAAATCAAACGTGATCGTGTTCGGTCTAGCTTCAAGGTCGGCGCCAGCTTGTATCATAAACAAGTCGGAGTCAGCCAGCGTGCTGACCAACTCCATGTCTTGCGTGAACCTTATCTGCTTGACTTCCCCGATCACCGGGACCTCCGGTAACTCCGATGAATCCACGTTCTCTAGGGTAATCTTCTTTGACATTTTTTCTAGTTCTTTCTTGGCCGCCCTTTCGGTTTAGATTCTTCCTTGGATTCTTCCTCGACGGGGGCCGGGTTAAACGTTTTATACAAGTCTTCCAGTTCCTCGTGTTCCTTTTCCACTTTCTTCAAGGTCTCCGGGTCAAGCAATCCTTTCTCCGGGTTCTCGACGATCATGGTCATGAAACGATCGAACAATGACATTACAGGACCGTTAAGGCTGTTACCTTGCATTTTCTTCACGATCTCGTCACAGATGAAACTTACCACCATGTGATGTAACTCGTAATCTCTAGGTTCTTGACCCTTCTTGTTCCATGACACGGTTCCCTTCTTCTCGTCAGAAGTGATCTCGAACTCCTCGTAATCCTTTGGCGACAACCCTAGGGCGAGGGAGGCGGATTGACACATCACGATTTCTTTTTTCGTTCCGTTCTGTGAATTAAAAGATTCAATGACGTTTGATAACAACATCATGCGGTCTAAAATAGTCAATTTAATTTTCATTTCAATGTAAATTTAATATATTAATAATAACTAAACTCTTTCTTCAAAAGAAAGCCAGTTTTTAGGCATTTGAGACGCTATCCATTTATTCGAATCAACTTTTATAACAAATACTATATCATGACCGGCAGAAGAAACTCCTTTATAATACAAGTCATCAATTATGAAATACTCTCCTGAAGACCACGGGGCGTATATCCAGAATTTCTCGTCCGCCCATGACATGATAAAAAACCATGATCCTATCGCTAACCTAGGTTCTATATTAACAATCTTGTTAGATCCACCACCATACAAGACAACCATGTTGTTATCAGTTCCAATACTTATTTGTTGTCTATCTGAACTAAAGGAATGTCTTCGTAAACCGTTAAAAATTAACGCTGCTCTTTGCGACGCCAAGTTAATACCTCCCGGCTCCGTTCTTGTAGCGCCACTAAAATTAGGATCAGGACCTATATCAACCCATCCGTTACCTATCCTGACATCACCATAACCGTTTATACCAGAATAATAAGAATAGGAATTACCACTGTAAGTTACATACCCTTTATTAATATGAATATCTCCTTCTTGGATTCTAATAGCTTGAGGACCTGAATTAACGGAAAAATTCCTAGTTCCACCCGTGATAGACAAGTACATGAAAGTGGTGGTATCATAACTACCCCTCTGTTTAACTTTACCGTACAACATTGGTCTAATTCCGGCAGAAGATGGGATAACTGATGTTCCGATAGCTATTTGTCTATCCCAGTCGCTATCCGTTGCGTTCCAATTTTCACGATATACAAGACCTCCATTGTACAATTTTGACTTGTAATACGTTTTCCCGTTCTCTGTAACTTGATTGTAAGCCAAACCGTCAGAATCTATGGTAAGGTTGCCTATCTTCCCCCCACTAGCCATAACCGTACCCTCGATGAAGGCGTTCTGGGCGTACAATATACCCGAGTCACTCACGGCGAACGTTACCTTGTCGGTGGGGGGATCGTAGTTGTCCGCCCCGAGCTGGGTGGTGGCGTACTTTAGCGCTTCTTTTGCCTTTTCAAAATCTCCACCACTATAAAATCTAGGTACACGGTTCCTGAACTGTCTTATGGTCCACACGTCACCTTGCCCGGGTGCTAGCGTTGATCCACCGTACATTCCACCGGTTTCTACCCAGTCACTGGGTATCTCGTCAGGAACGGAACTACCGTCACGGAGGGAGGGGGAATAACCAACCTTGATGTAGGTGGTCGATATTAAACCTCCATCCACTTCCGTCTTCTGTTGCAAGGCGTGCTTGAGGTAGTCGAGGGTGGTGACGTCGTTAAGGTCGTTGTTGATAACCGGCACGTCCTCCGTGTCTATCATGTTCTTCCCGGCTGAATCGAAGAAGGCGATGAACCGGATGTTGGTAGGCCAGCCTTTCGTTGAACTTTTAGCCAGCGTGTACGTGTACTTCGTGGTTGCTGTACCACCGGCAGATTTTATAACCGTCCAGTTCTTCATGAAATCGTAAGATACCGCCACGTACCAGTAACAAGAGTAATCGGTAACACCGACCCCTCCCTCTCCCTTGTGAGCCGTTGCGGTAACGGTGGTTGGGCTTGCGCTATCATCACGAATCGAAGCGCTCGAACAATCGGTGGATAGCCAGTAAGCGGTACCGGGTAAACCGTCAGCACCATCGTTACCGGGGGCGCCGTAAGACCCGTAAGTCCAACCTGAAACGGAGCCGAACTTGTCAACGGTTCTACTACGCATCCAAGCGTAAGGTTTCGCCACCGTCGTGCTTTGAGGACCGTCTGTCCACGAGCTTTCAGCTATGTCGGAGTGATCGGTTCGAGAGGCACCTATGGAGAACTGGAACTCGGTGTAACCACCTGATTCACCGTCCGCCCCCGGTTCTCCCTGTTCGCCCACCACTCGTATGGCGTCTGACCATGCCCCGCTCCCGACACGTTGTCTCATGTAGATGTCACCCTCCACGAACGGGTAATGCCAGTTGGATTGACCGTTAACGGAGAATTGAACGGATATGGAATCACCCTCCGGTCCACGCTCCCCTTGAGGGACACGGATAACCTTGAACATCTTCTGGATGGAGGGGAAGGCGCCGCTAGCGCTAGACACGTTGAAGATAACCGAACCGGTCATGTTAGACCCGGTGAAACCGGTTACCTGAACTTGAACGTACTCGGAATTGTTGGTTCTCGTGAACGTGATGCCTGAATCGGCGGACACGGTAACCGTGGCTTGACTCGTCACGTTCTCGGTCCCGTAGAACACCCGTAACCTCGTCAGCATGTTGTTACCGTAGTAACCACCGCTACCGTCGGAGTAGGTGTTCGTGGAACCCACCTCGTTGTCAAGGTCTATAACGTAGTTGGACTCTCCCGGTATCCCGGAAACGTCCTGTATCAACACGACCTCGCTGTCGCAGATGTTAACGAAGCCTTGATCGAAGTAAAGCTCCGCCCTGAGGTTCGTCCACGACGGGTCGATGTCAACGTCTATGTAAGGTACCTGTGAAGTCCACGATTTTATCGTGGTCCAGGTCTTTTGATTATCTTTAGAGTAAGCGGTTCGCCAGTAACCGAGCGACCACCCCGTCACCCCGTCGGCTACCGATCCACGTTTAGCCGTGAAACGCACTTTAGGGGGATTAGGAGACCCGTTCAGCATGTTGATGAACCTGGTATCTGGCACGATCCAGTAAGAGGCTCCTGACGGCCCTGTAAGCACGACAGGGGTACTCCACCCGTCAGCCGGTACTTCCGTGGCGGGAGGTTCAACCGTTCCCTTTCTCATCCACAGGAACTCGTTACCGCTAGTCTTGGGAGGGGCGTCTTGCCATCCCGATGTAGGGGGTGTCTCCATCGATGTATTCTTGGCGAACTGGTAGTCAACGTAGGTCCCGTCCTGCCCTGCCTCCCCCACGATCCTCATGGGGTCTGACCAGGTGACACCGTCGTCCATCTTCTGTCTCATGAACACGTCATCCACACGGAACGGGTAGTGCCAGTTAGATTTTCCATCTTTTGAATACTGTACCTGCAACCCGATACCGTCCTTCCCCCTGTACTCTGACCACTCGTACTCCCTGTTGTAGTAAGCCACGTCTATGGCCTGTTCCTCTCCCGGGGGGAAGGTGTCTTCCTCCTGGTTCACTTGATTGTAAGAGAAACCTATGAATCGAAGCCCTTCCGCCGAGCCGTCGTTGGTAACCTGCGAGAGGTCAGTGATCGGGTGGGTGGTGGAGAACTTGATCCAGATGAAACGGTCACTTCCCGGGGGTCCAGGTACTCCCTCCCCCGTGAGCAGCGAGAAGTTGTAATCCGCCGGGTTAAGCGGCATCGGGGGGTTCGGCGTCTCCTTGTCGTGCGCCAGCCCTATGTATTTCTTGCCTTCCGGGGTGAGCGATATGCCCGTCCCGACCTCGTCGTCGGCGTAAACGATCCACACGTAACCTCCCGGTCCACGTTGTCCCTGTTCCCCTTGCTTGTTCTTCGAGATGTTGAACCTCTTCTGCAAGGTGGGGGCGTTTATCGTGTCCGGGTCCATGGTGTTCTTGGGCATGCAGGTGAACAGGATGAAACCGTCATCCTCTTCCATGCCCTTCACCTGCACGGTCTTCCCGTTGTTGGTGGCGAGGTAATCTATCGTGTCAGGGTTGGCCTCGGTCGAGAAGTTGTACTTGGAGCTGATGTCCTTTCCCCCCTTCGTGACCATAGCGGTCGTCTTGGCGTTATCGCCCCAGTAACCACCGCTACCGTCCGGCTGGGTGGAAACTATGCAGACGTCGTTATCGAGGTCTAGCGAGTAAGCCGCCTCTCCCGGTTCACCTTTTATCTCCTCGGAGCTTAAAGCGCCGTCGAAAGTCTTGCTGCAATTGAAAACGAGGTCCATAGTCACGCCCGCTCCCTCGAAGTTGACGGTGAGGGTCACCGACGCCATGTCCTGGAACATGTCAAGTATGTACATCTCGCCACCCGCCTGCGTGAGGGCGGCGGTGCAACCGGACACCTTCTTTATGGATAACTTGTACTGTCCTTTCCCCGGGTTAGGGTTGGGAGACAGTAAAGTCGTACCGGCGTAAGCCACGACACCCGTCTTGGCACGCCCGTTCTCGCCGAGCTGGCCGTCCTTGATCTGCCCGTTGTAATCGGACGCTATACCCACGTACGGGTTATCCAGCACGGCGATGTAACCTCCGGCCCCGTTGATACCGTCAGACACCTTGATAAGAGACGCCACGTCGGAGTACTTCTCCCCGTCCATCTCCACCTCGTACATGACGGATAGCGTACTCTTGTTATCCCACCACTCCTTGTCGGGGGTGATGACGAGTATCTTCTGGCTCTCGCCCTCTATCTCCTTGAAACCGTCGCTTGAAAGGTAGTACCACCTGCGGTAACCACCGAGATCGGAGTTGAAGTTGTTCTCCGACACCCGTATCGTGATCTCGTCAGGGGTCGTGTTACCGTCCTTGTCGGTCATGAAGGCGGGGGAGGGGTCTGGCATGATGTCAACGCTCTTGGACACCGCCTTGTTTATATCGTTAACCAGCTTGTCGTACTCGGCGAAGTTGTCAAGACCGGTACATCCTGGACCTATCATGATGTTCTCGAAACGACCGTTCTGCACGAATATACCGGCGGCGGCGGCGTCTAGCGGGTCTCTCCCGAACACCCCCACCCTTTTACCCGTGAGGTCGTAGGAGTTGATACCCATGTATATGGATATTGCTGGAGCCTGGTCAGAGGCGGCATCCAGCATGATAGCGGATTGTCTCGGCTTGTTCTTGTCGTCCCTATGCCCGAACAACACGATCTCGTCACCGGCCTCCGGGACGTCACCGTTACCGTCTTGATCGGTCTTCGATAATATACAGTAATCGGCGCCAACGGCTATAACGAGACGCCAGTAGTACTTCTGGTACTCTAGCGTGAACTTCTGGCATCTAGCCTGGTCGTAAACGATGAACGTGTTAAGTTCACCATCCTCGGCGTAACACTTGTAACCTTGATCCAGCTCTTCAACCTTCCCGATCTTCATGTTGGTGGGGGTGATGATAACCTGCCCGGCCTGTGCCGTCAGTTGCTGTATCACGAGGTTAACGAACGTGGCCTTCTTCCGTATGTAAGCGTAGTCAACTTCAAGGTGAGAGTTACCGGTCTCGTCGTTCCATAACGATCCACCGGCGATCCCTTGCTGCCACCCGGGGGTGTCGTAATGAGTCGCTACAAGTCTCGTGAAAGCGCCGGCGTAGAGGTCAATCCATATCTCCGCCTCCGGGTTCTTGAGGTCCTCGGCACGTATGTAAGTCTTTAGACCGTCACGGAATATCCTGAATATAAGATCGTTAATCGTGATAGATTCACCAACCTTGAGCCACTTCGAAACCGTCAACGTGTTGAATATGGGATCGGTGGACGGGTTACCGCTACCTTCCCCCACTCCCAGCAACTTGCCTAGAGTCTCTAGCGTTATGGTTTCGGGGTCACCACCGAGGTTGTCGGCCCTCTGCGTCATCAGGAAGTCAGCCAGTGACGGGGAGGGGTTCTCTTTCATCCCCGTGGGGAACTTTATGGAGTTGGGTACCTCTCTAGCGTTGGCTCCCAACAGTATCTCTTTCTTCTCGTCGCTCATGTCAAACTACTTTTTAGGCTTGCCGCCACATCCTTTGCGTTTTTTGCACTTCATGGTGATTATATTTAATACTTAGGCAAATATATAAAAAATATTTTGATTCTAAGAATAAAATCATCACCTTTGTATTATCACGTGGACGATCTCCAAGAACAAATATTTAACACCAAGAACATCCGTTCTAATCCGCACGACAAACGTATCCTTCTACTAAATTCCCCGTCCACGTGATTTTTTTTTGCCTTCACGCTTTGTTTTCTCGAAACTTCACCGTATATTTGTCTTGCTATGTAATAGTCGTCCTGGGGAGGGTGGTCTAAGACAAGCAACTTTAGATTTTAGCGTTCTACACACTTTATAGATACTTGAGAGCTTATCCTTAACCTGACCCTCCCCAAATGATTGTGACTGGTTAAGGATTTCTCTTTTTATAGAGATTCCCTAAACAAGAGGTATATAGCGGCAGTTGAAGACAGAGCGACCTGTCGCCCCGGTTGACACCCGAAAACGCTCACCAAGGCTAGAGTGCCTGGAATATAAACTGTTCATGAATAAGGTTCAAAGAAATCTCGCTACGTCTGTACGACTTGACGACGAGTAACCCATGCCGAAAGGTACAAGGTGGAGGTCATGGACCACCAACGGGCCGAATCGCTCCTGACAAGGAATCCATAGCACAGGTTATGGAGGGGAGACAGGAAGCTTTCATGGAGAGGGAGTGGGAGTCACTCGAACGATAACGTTCCCGCCCACCCTTGCGTATTCTTCTTGTTATTTAATGCTCGCCGTGGAGGCCTCCTCCCATCTACTACACTAGATACTTCATGTATATCACTTGTAAAGTTCATCTAATTGTAGTATATTAGTAACATTTATATTACTAATACTCTACTAATATATAGTAAATATATTATAGAGGATGCCCTGTAAAGAAAGCGGTGAGTGTTAGCTAGCATGGGGAAGAAAAAGTCGGAGGTATGTCCTTACACGAGATGGATAAACGAAGAATAGAGACGATGTTCAAGATGGAGAAGGTCAAGCAAGATAGCAAGGCTGCAAGGCTGAAAAGGATGGTGAGGTTCAGAAGAGAGATACTCCCCTCCCTCGACGCTTACGACGTGAGAGCCTGTAATCGCTCCACCATGTTCAAGTTCGTTGATGATAGGTGGGGAGAGATAGACGTTTACCCGATGGCGGATAAGTTGTTCGTGATAGAGGACCACGAGTGGGTGAGGGGGGCTAGGAAATGGATAATTAAAAATATATTCTTGGAATGAAGAAAATAATAACTATAATCCTGAAATGGATCGAGAAGTCATTACGTGGAATGGCAACAAAGGTAAGCAATTTCAATAAAAGGTTGAATGATGACCCTGACGTGAGAGGGGGATTCGAATGGATGTGGAAACATCATGACGAGTTGATTGAAAAGTACGGCGTGGATAGAACGATAGTTATACACAGGAAGAAGGTGGTGGGGGTGATTGATAATTCAAGAGACTTCATGGAACAGGTTGAAGAGTACTGGAAGATTTACGGTAGTGGCAAGGTGTTATTCCAGAGACTGTACAAGAAAAAAGAAGACGGTATGATATGGCTTCCACCAGTATTATGGGACATTTAAAACTAACGATATGGCAACAGGAGAAGAGGTAATAGCATACCTATATGATGCTTACATCATGCACCTTGAGAGGGAGAGAAGAAAACCGAAAATACAGAGGTATAACGAGAGATCATGTAACAGGATCACTTGCTGTCCCCTCCCCTCCGACCCGATCGAGGCTTTCTTCGAGGACAGGGATAGATTTTACAGTTGTAAACAACACCCGGGCATGGAACGGGAAGAACTAGACGTGGATGACTAGCATGAAAAAAGAAAAGATAAATTACTTCATCGTGGAGATAGAACTGTACTCCACTGATTTGCTCGTGGTGGTGGGAGATATTGAGGGGGCGATAAAATGGCTAGAGAACAAGAACGTGAGCGAGGATGACATCGAGTTTATCAAGTCTTCTTGCGAGAATGGATCGCAAGGTACTACCGGTTTGTTAAGTAACAACGCCTTGTTCATTAGATTACTTCACTCCCCCACCACCCCTGAATACAAAGGGATACTGGTTCACGAGGTATTCCACGTGACTAGCATTCTACTCAGGAGCAGGGGTATGTCACTCGTTAAGGAATCGGAGGAGGCTTACGCTTACCTGTTGGAATTTATATACAGGAAAATAGTCGAGAAGATAGAAGAATTCAAGATAAAATGATATATTCGCGTGTCTTTGCTTTGAATTATAGTAAGTGAATTGTCCCCCTCGCGCCACCGGTGTTGGAGGGGGAAATTTCAAGGTTTTCATTGTTAACAATAGTTGTTCAAGGGGTGGGGATTTGTTATTTTGACCCACCCCTACTCTTTTCAAGAATTAATCATGGAGAATTACGACGTTTACACCAGCACCACCAACAGGGAATACAAGGAACAGGCCGAGAGAGCCATGAAGATGTATTACAACACTTTCGAGGAAATAGAAACCGTGAGGGTATCCCCACGGCTCCAGTATGTAAAGAAACGGCTTAAACGGGAAAAATCATCAAACGGTAGCCGTGGTAACGGTGATGGTAAGCGTTGAGTTATCAGACAACGTGCATTTCCCACCGGTGATCTTGCCGGAAGAATCGGCGGTGAGGCTGATTGCCTTAACGGATTTACCGTCAGCTCCCTTCGCCCCGGTGGCTCCAGTGGCTCCCTTGTCTCCCTTCTGCCCTTTCAACTCTCCAGACTCCAGTTTTTGCTGGAAGCTTTTACCGTCATCGAAAATAACGGAGGAGGCGGGGACGGAGTAAACGAACGTCTCGGCGCTCGTCACGTAACAAGCGTTGATCACCTCGCTGTTAGAAATGATGTCTACTGTAATCTCGCCATCACCCGGTATTTCCATGTCTATTAACACGTCAGTTTTCTCCGGCTTGATCACCTTGTAAAGAACCGGGTCAAACCCCTTCGGGTACAAGTAGATCATCACGTCAGAGTTATCCACCCTGTCAAGGAAAACGTTAATCTTCCCGCTAGTTGAAAATGAAACCTTGAACTTCTTGTCCCCGGTCTCGTTGAATTCTAAGTTTTTTAATGCCATAATACATGTATTTAATTGTACATCAAATATATAAAATTATAATGACAATAGAAAACCCCACCCGGGAAAGGGAGGGGAAATCTACATGTCTAAAAAAAGAAATAAATAAAAAGTACGAAAACAAACAATGAAGTTATTGATTATCACAAGTCTATATCTACTATATCTTTTTTTACATCATGTTTTTCAAATATCATCTCCATCACTTTCCTGTGCTTTTCTTTCGTGTCAAGCAATTCTCCATTATAGTAAAACATGCTAGTGTTTTCATCTTTAACTAGATACTTGTGTATCAATTTATGCTCTCTTCTACCTATCAAGAATACAGATTTTAAATGATCATAGCTCCAATGATGTGCTTCTTTCATTTTAGTATCGTATCCTCTCGATCTAAGCATCCTACTCATCCCCTTTTGTTCCTGTTTCATGTTGGCAGATTTTTGTTTCTGGTACGCATCGTAGTATCCTAACCGCTTATATTTCTCTCTTCCCCTCGCTCTTTCCTTTTCAACATAGTCAGGATTCTTGATGTTCTCATCGTACTTGTCTTTAACATCTTTCTTGGTACACTCCTTGCACTTGTTAAGGTGTCCATCCGCCATCTGAGGATGCTTGTAGAACTCTGAAATTGGCTTTTCCAAGCCACATTTAAAACAAATTTTAGTTATTTCCATGTTTAGCAAATTAAATTATACCACAAAGATATAAATAATTTGCTAAAACGGAAAACTCATTTGCTAAAATGGTAAATTATCATCAGGGTCAGGGAAATTATCTATACCTCCTTGTTGCTGTTGAACCGGCTGGGGTTGGGGTTGGGGGGTTGACGGTTGCTGGCTGAACTCCTGTCTAGCTTGGGAGAACTGTCCCTGATCTTGAAGGAAGGCGGGGTTCTTGCCAACGATCTTCACGTTCCAACCTGTGCATGACGTGAAGTAACGAACGACACCGTCCTTCTCCCACCGTCTCGATTCAACGTCGAATCCCACCTCCACGGTGTCACCTATATTTAATTGCACGAGGGAGTCGATACGGTCGTTCAGGAACTGGATCACGACGTCATGATCCCAACGCCCGTCGTTCCACGTGAATAATACCTCTTGTTTTCTCAATTTCTCGCTCACTTGTTGTGGCTGGAAGATGTCTTTAACTTTAAATTCTTTATTCATATCAACTAGATTTTTTGTTTCGACAAAAATAGGGAAAAACTTTGACGTTTACAAGTATTTTATATATATTTGTTCCGTTAAATATTAAATTTTATCGACATGGGAATTGAAATAGAAGAAATGGCGCTCCTGATGTCCATGCAGGATGTAAGGGATGCAACTGACGCGGAGAGAATCGACGACATCAACATAAGGAGGTTGTCGAGCTTGATGAAAAAGAGTGATGACGTGTTCCTCGGTGGCATGCTGAAGGACGAGAAGGTGAGCGGTAGCGTCGTCCTAGTGTTGTGGGTGGTGAAGAAGGAGATAGAGGGATACATGATAGACAACAAGGTGGAGATGAAGGGTGACGATGAAGTGAAGCAATATTTCGCCAGACAGTTCACCGACGGTCACCGGTTGAGGCTAGTTCTAAGGAACCTAGCGTCCAGAAACACCCTCCCCCTAGCTCACTTGTACCTCAGGCAGATACTGTCAAAGTACGATGACTGGAACCTTGACGCCATATTCAAGAGGTATCACGATCTAGTGGAATCTAAAACCGATAGTCAATTACTTAACTATTTAAAATAGAATTCTATGGTAGAAAGACTAGGAAGACCGACCGTGTGGCAACAGGACAGCGAATTTGGCTGGATGGCTCCCCGCCACCGTTACAGGATGCAGGATAACGGCAAGATGTACAAGTACGTGTGGAAGAGAAAGCGGGGTCCGGTGTTGCAAGGAACGATGATAGGATGCACGTTCGGCAAGCACAAGTACTTGATTGACGAGTGCATGAGAAGGCAGCACAAGATGGATGACAGGAAACTTGCCATCGTGTATTACCTGGCTAGCCTTGACAGGGTGGTGTCGATAGAAGACTTCAGGGAAATACCCTTCCTGTACGGCAGGGACGGGTCAAGAAACATGGTGAGAAAGTTCAAGGAGGAAGGGTTGATTACCGATTTCGACGGCGGGGGTGGAACGAGGCACAAGAAAAAGACGTACGAGCTAACGGTGAAGTGCAGGGGAATATACAACAGGTACCTGAGGTACTGCATGTTGCTAGAGAAGATGCCCACGTATTCAGGGGACATGGGGGAGGACTGGATGAAAGTGATACCCAAGAGCGAGAGGAGAGGCATGAGGTTTTACGTGAACTGGGCGGGGGCCGTGAAGAGATTTAACAAGGAGGTGATAGATAACGTGGCCAAGTTAAAGGCAGAAATCGAACTCGATAAAAAAGAGAAGGATGGGGAGATATGATTTACTTGATGCTATCAATATCGGTTTGCACGTTAGTTATGGTCGTGTTCATCTCGATTGACGTGTTAAGGAACAGATCGGTCGTTGACAAGACGAGAGAGGACATCGAGATGATAAAGAAGAGCGTTCGAGAGATGAAATCACCCGTGGCGTACACGACTGATAATTACGTTGTCATCCCGAAGACTCATCTTGACGAGTATCACTATGCTTGCACGAGAGCAAACATACAAGCAAAAGGGATACAGTTCTCCGGTAACGGGAAGGATTTCGAGGAAGTACCCACCATCACGCACGTTAAGGTGGGGGATGATATTATAAGCAGGAAAGAGGAAAAGTATTACTAACTATTTAATATTAAAGGAAATGATAAAAGCGACTATTGAAATTGACAACGGCACTCACGTGGTGCTATTACAGGATGAAGAGGGTAACAAGATGGTAACGTCCGTCATCCCCCTCGTTTACATGATAAATTCAGGAAAGGAGATAGAGGTGGAAGGCGACAACGTGATGGCGGGGAAGATTAAAGATTACATCATCAACCTGAAAGAGAACATTGATATACTGGAAGACATCAAGGAGATGGTGGGGGAGGAACCGGAAACTATTTTACCGGTTAACTTTATCAACGGGAAGAGCGTCCATGACGAGGTCGTTACTTCAAGTGAAAGTAAATTGACCATAGATAGAGAGTTATGGTATGACGTTGACGGTAATTTCACGTATTTTTACAAGAAAATGGTAACATCCCCTTCCCCTGACGTCATGGCTAGGATGAACGAGGCGGTGGATATAACGTTGCTCGTGAAAACTAGTAAATGGATGCTCCGGTACTACCTGAAATGCGATTACATGACTTACAGCGATTCGAGGAAGATGTACTACTTCTTCGACAAGGAAGGGACCGTGCTGGCTAATTGTAACAGTGATGATTACGACTACATGACAATATCCGTCGTTCCAGTTTCATGGGTAACAGGGATCGATTACCCGGTAGACTACGAGTTGTCACTGGTAACTTTAAAAAATGATGACGGGTTTCTCTTCTCGTGCTGGAGAAAAGACAAGCTATCCCTGTTAATGTACAACGGTGATTATTTTAAAGAAGGTAAAGCGGACGCCGTGAAAGTTCCGGTGTACAAGTTCAAGAGTGTTAAAACTTTCAGTGAATCGATATTTTACTTGATAGTCATTCCCGGGGGAGTGATAGAGGGAAGCGAGTTAAGCGTGGTGATTCAAGATTTATTCACTCAACTGGAAAAACTGAACGACGTGAAACAATTAGTCACGTTCTACGATAATAAAACGACCCCCTCCACGATGGATAACGAGTGTGTTCTAACGTTACACGTTTAAAATTGATAGACATGAAAGCGAAAGTATACGATAGCGGCAGTATCAAGACTGTACTGGTACAAGACGATAACGGCGACAAGTTCATAACGGGACTGGAAGAACTGCTTGACATGATGGACGGGGAGGACAACTGGGAGATAGAAACGACGAGTGGCAAGACGTTAACGGAAAAACTGTACAAGTATAACAAGCTGATGAGAGAGGTGGGGGAGATAAGAAGGGAGATAGAGAGCTATAACACGAGCAAGGTGTTCCCGGTGAACGATTTCTTGAAGGATGTTGAATTACAACATGACAAGAAAGTTGTTGATAAATACTTGAAAAGTAACGAGTTACAACTTGGGAAAATAGAACCTTACACCCCACTCCCCATTCCAGATGTTATAAAGTTCCCTGCATCACTGTCACGGGCGGATGTGGAGGTGAAGGATTTAATAGGCGTGCATGCCGGTTACAAGATCAAGCCAGCGAGTGAAGATAAAGACTATACAGGGATGAAGGTGGAGATGGAAGGTATAACCGGCACCGTGGAATACACGGACGTTCACGACGGGCTGGCGTTAAGGTTCAGGGGAGAACACGGTTTCATGGACCTCACCCCCGGTGGTATTAAAATGCCAAGGTTCGAGATAGATGATATAAGGATGTGGGTATACATGAGACAGATCGGGGAGGAAACGTGGGACGTGTTTGACAGCAAGATAGGGTTAGGCGCTCAAGCTGACACGCCGGTGGAAGCGATAAAACTGTACCTTGAAAAGTTGAGAGATAACGATTTCGTTGGGAGGGGATACCTTAACCAGATTGGGATAACGGAAGACACGAGAATGATAGGTGATTTCAATAAATGTAAAAATATCATCAATATAGAGGTTGTTTTGAAATATAATGAACTGTTGAAGAAGGATGAGAGAGAAGACATGGCGATGGAAGAAGACACCATCGACGTTATGTTCGTGTTCTTCAACATCAAGGACATTAACGGTGAACCCGTGCCTCACTTCATGGTACCCTCGTTAACTACCGATAACGCCTACATCATGGAAGAAGGATGTGACGATACAGTCTCGCTAGTCAAGAAAGCACTGGGAGATTACAAGCTATCTGCCGGTGACATGGAATACCTCGGGTGGGAGGGAGACACTCCCCCGAGAATAACTAAAGAGGACGTTAAAGACATGGTACATGTTGATGACTGTTTACTAGTAACACGAAAAGTACCTAGAAAATTAATAGCCCGAGAATAGCATTTTATCAATCTATATTAAAACCACCCCCTCCAACCCAACCATAGTTAACAAGATAAAGCAACCAATTCTACAAGGGAAGGAGGGGGTTTCCATTTCCCACCACCTCCAAACCTGTTAACATTATTTATAGCCAAAAATTTGTTTTTCTCGCACGTATTAATATATTATATATTATACTATATATATTAAAACCCCCACACCCCCCCCCACGTCTATTCAATTTTTCAATTTACACCCCTTTTTTTCGAGCGGGATGGGGTCTATAAACAGCGAGACCCCTTACCAGCACCAAACAAAATGGCGTGGAACATTATAAATTTTAACAAAACGTTCCACGTGGAACATATATATATTTTAATACACGTTCCACGATAACACACCCCCAACCAAACAAGTATATAGAGGATGGGGAGGGGATATATATTGCAAAGAATGGGGTGGTGGGGGGGTATATAGAAAGAGAAAGGGTGGGGGGGGTATCAAAAATTACAATCATAATAGGTATAGAGCATTATACCCCCGCCTCAACACGTCATTCATGAAATCCGAAACCTCCCCCACCCCTTAAACTCTATATATTATAATGGTGTGGGGTCAAAAGTTTTTACCTTTTCGTTTGAACTCTCCCCACCCCTGTAAACTGGTTTCACTATTATCATGGTGGGGGTGTGTTAAACTAATTTTAACAACGTTCCACGTGGAACATATCAAAATTTGTATCATGTTCCACGATAACTAAATTTCATACCTTATATATATGGTATAACTATAATTCATACCCCCACCCCACCAAAAAAGAAATCATACCTTATATATATATAGGTGTAATTGATGGGTGGGGGGGGTGGGGTTTTATACCTTATATATATAGTATACCTCAACCCCGTGCGATTAATACAACGTTATTTGGTGGAGGGTGGGGATAATACCCTCCCCGCCTCCCCGATAGCCGTTTATAATATACCATTATAATCCCCACCCCCTTACAATTCATCTATCATGCTATAACTTTTAGTTATACTTGTTTTACTTGATCTATAACTATTAGTTATAGTATGGTTGGCGTGGGGCGGTGCGCAACGTCATTGCGTGGCGAATTCGTTCGTATATTGATTATAACGCCCTTGTATTCCTTCGAGTATATTATATTCCCCTCCCCCAAAATCGTGTTTCTATCGCCTTCTATTGATGTTTTATCTATATATATTGTCACCTCTTTTGTTTGGGTGTGGGGTGATCGGTTGCATCACTCTATATTATCCCCCCCTTCCCACCCCTTTTTCCTGTTACCTGCATTATACTCCTTCCCTGTCACGTGCTTTTTCCCATGATTTCTGTTAAATTCTTAACACTATGTTATATTCTAGTGTTAAAAGTTAAACTACAATTTATAGTTTTACCCCTGTTTTTAGTGTACAGATATATATTTTACAATATTTAACTATCATGTATATTATTGAATTATATATAGTTACGATGTATTGTTTACATTTGCTTACACTTTTATCGTTGAATCTCTTGGTTCGTGTTGAACTTTTGCGTACATTTGTATCAACAAAACAACGAGAGAGTTCTTAAGATAATGAAGGCATAAGATTTTAACAGGACAACATCTATATAGATGGTGAAACGGTGGACACGGTTAGAATCTAGGGTGAAGAGGTTGCCGGGTCGGTGGTATATATAGAGATTGAGACTACCACCCCCACCCGGGCGAACAACGCCAGTAACCCGTTACATTATCTTTCTCTATTATAGTTCTTTGTTTACTGGAGGTCGTTAAGCGTGAATCAATAGCGATGAACTATTATATTGACCTGTATAACTTTACTCGTGGGGGTGATAACACGGGGCTAGGTAGTCAAGCCTAGGGCAGACTGCTAGATTGATCAACTATTATAAATAGTTAACTGGCACGTGTCAAAACGATTCTATATAGAATATATATAGATTACGGTACATTTAAATCAGTGGTCAGGGGGTGACGGTGACGGAGCCTTAACGTTACAAACTCGCATCCCGTGGCGGGGATGATCCACCCCACCCCCGACCGCTAGAGATCAATTTCACTATCACATTTCGAGGGGTATGGATACTTTACCGGGGTTCGATTCCCCCACCCTTGACCATTAACATTTAAACTTGAATACCATGAAATACTTGATCACTTCTTTAATAATTACCGCTATCTCGGCTTGGGTGGTGGCAATATCCCCCTCCCGCCTCGATAACATGACCGTTAGAAAGAACGGGAAGGTAACTAGGGTATTGAAGGGAGGGGAACTGTACACCGGGATAGAGGCTATAAAATACAACATCCTCCATCTACTATTCCCGGTTGACATGGAGATTGAAGATACCTTCATGATGGAGGGAAGAAGATACAAGAAACTAATTTAAAAACATAACATCATGAGACACAAGAGATTATCACAACAAGACATCAAGAATATCCGGGAAAGATTACTGGGACCACTTCACGATAAAATAGAAGACATCAAGAAACAGATCGGTGAAAGGATGGTTAAAATCATTGATAGCGAAACACCGAAAGAATTGTTACCGTTCGTGAAAGAGAATAGTAGTTTCGTGAAAACGACAAGGTATATCTACATCTGGGATCTTGATCACAGCGACAAGTACATCACCCTTGATGAGTTCGTCTCGGGGAACGACATGGTGATAGACAAGGCGTCCATGCAATGCGAGGACATGGTGAACCAAATAAAGAGCGTGAAACAAGACATCAAGCAGATGACTAACAAGATTAACTGCACGCTAAACACGATAGGAACAACTAGAAAGCTACAACAAGAATGGCCGGAGGCTTACAACTTGTACCTCGAATCCATGAACATGGAGCCAGAAGAAAAAGAAAACGGGTGCGATCAAGTGGAAAGCCTGCGGGCGGAATTATCACAACTTAAACCAACAGGGAATGATTGATTACGTCATGTTGTTATCGAGATTGATCTCGTGGGGAGGACTCCTGTTCAGTGCAGGATTCTGGATCGCCAGCGAGAACGAGGGAGAGATGATCCTGGGTTTCATGGGAACCGTGGTGTTTCTCACCCTCACGATTAGATTACACCCCCAACCCTTTTATCGTTTTCTAAGATGGATAGGATTAAGAGACGACAAGTTCGACAAGTGACCCCCGTCATGGAGGCTGACATCATGGCGTTACTATCCGTTGGCATGGACAAGAAGATAGTCGCCAGCGTGTTCAACGTGTCACTCAGAACGGTTTACAAGATACAAGAGAAAGATGATGGAAATTAACGTTGACAACCTCGTGAAGGAACTACGGCTGGTGGAGGGGAGCCAGAAGATAATAGCCGTGGCCTTGAAAATGGAAGAGGTCCCCCTCCCCGTGATCGAGAAGGTAACAGGATTCGACAAGAAAGCCGTTTACAGGCTCTACAATCAACTATCTTCCCACGTCACGAGTAAACTATTGATCGAGGTGAAAAGAGCCGTTCTATACGCCTCTATCAAGTTCAATGTTTACAAGTGTCTCGGGGTGGTAGTTGTCACGATGGAGGATGACATCCCCCCTGCCAAGTTCCGTATGTTCCCTCCCACCCGGAAACCGGAAGACATCCGTTCATTCATGGACAAGGGTATGTTCGAGAGGGTGAGGCTAGAGGACACCGTGTACGGGAATAAAACGTTCAGTCAACTATTAAGCGAGTGAAATATGCAAGTAGAATTAACACCACCTGTCCTGTATTCTAATGACGAGTACAGCGACATGGCAAGAAGGTACTCGACATCAAACAGTGGCAGGTACGATAACCCCTGTTACTTGAGTATCAACTTCTTGAAATACACGATGGAATGGGAGGTGAGGTACGATGCCACCCTCAGGGTAACGGGGTTCACGTTGAATCAAGCCGTTTACAAGATGAATAGTTTATTAAGAGATAACTGGATATTATGATCTACACTGTAAGAGGTAACATAACGCAACTCATGGAGCTGCAATCATTACTAGACGCTCACGGTTACAAGAACACGTCAACTATTAAGAAAAAATTAACGGTTGGTTGCAAGGCTAGATGCATTCACGTGAGCATGGACTTGAAAAAATACAAGACGACAACGGAGCTAGTGCAGCCCAGCCTCACCTTCGGCGTGTTCATGGAAACGCACGGGAGGAAGTTAAGGAATGACGAGGCCCTCTGCAACGAGATCATGAAAGAGGTTTTCGATTTCGGATGCCTCATGAAGGGTGACAAGGAGAGGGTGGCGAGGTGCATGATAGAATTTCACAAACGTAAACTGCAAACTTATGGAGACACAGAAGTTCATGGTAACGAGTAAAAGGAACGATTACCTGTACGCATACCATACCGAGTACGAGGTGGGAGATGACGAGGACAGGGAGACAGCGATGGAGGCTATCAAGAGATGCAAACCACCTCTCCTTGACCTGAAAATAGAGGAGGTCCCGAACCGTCCCGGGCGATCCACGCTCGTGTACACGATAGAGTTGAAGTATTCCGAACTCGTGGACTTGTGTTACACGCACGATATAAAAATGTATTTTGACGTTGATTTTGAATACCCTATAATTGAAATTTTATGAAAACAATTACAATGCCATTCGATTTAGAAATGGCGAGGAACAGAAAGCTGAATGCATGAGACAAGTCTCGTGTAAATACATGAATTCCGTGAACGTGTACAAGGAACCCCCCCTCCCTTGATATGCTGGAACAGGCTATTGATGACGCACCCCACCCCACCCGCTTGCTGGCGACATGATTGTCGGAAGCAAATTGTAAACATCTGGTCGCCTTATATATAAGGTGACTAAAAATTAAACCATTGATTATGACACAGTATGACTTTATTAAAAAGTTCCTCCCCGACCACGAGGAGAAATTAAAACAATTAATCCCTGATTTTGATTCTCAAAGTGGGAACATGGAATATTTATCTATCATGGACTTTTGTGATATATATTTTGAAGAGGCATTACAATCGTTCATGAATAAGGTGTGTGAAGAACAACGAAAGATATGTGTTAATGACGCTAAATTATACTACAATTTCTATTTTAGTTCTTTCCCCACCCCCGAGAAAATAGAAAAAGTAGTTAAAAATTCAACAACCCCAAACCTATCCGACCTATGAAATTCAGAGACCTACAAGACATCGTGTCCGACCTTGCTGGACCGATATACCCCGTAGCCGATTCAGAGATTGACGCTACTAGAAGAGAAAACTTGAAAGAGTACATCGAATTGTTTCAAACCATGTTCTTGAACATACACAATATAGCAATGCTAAAACATTCCCAACTTCACTCGACAAAGGTGATGGGGGAGGATGCTTACAATGTTATGAAAAAGATGATAGATTACTTTAAAGAATTCTATGAGTAAAAAAGACACCACCCCATTATCCACGCGTATAGCTAAAGATTTATTGATTAGTGCTTCTTACTATAAATATAACATGGACTGGGCGTTGCATGGAGTGCTAGATCATTTCAAGCACAATATTGACTTGTCCGGGTACGATGGAGACAAGGAAGAATTATTAGATGACATCACGATATGTGATCAACCACCGGAAGGATTCGTGTTCGTGTTCGAGATTGGACACGACCTCCCGGTAAACATTCCAGTTGACAAGGTATTGAATTATATCACTGAACATGGGAAGATAACGTATAACGAGTTTATAAAATTTTCAATATGACGATTAAAATAATAGCAGCTATCATAATCTCATTCTTGTTGATGGGAGGTCTCGTCTCCAATGAATGGGAATATGAATGTTATATAGTACAACTGCCCATCAAGTACAATAGAGTATCAATTAATGGCACTACGTACCACAATAAAGTAGCATGGATAAATCATGATTCCATCGCTGACTTGATCACCAAGAAAAAAGGGAAGTGGGGGTATGAATTGGTTGCCGTCACCCCCATCACCGGATGCCTGTCAGGTTACAAGATAGGAACGAACGAACCTGTAACACAACAATTATTGTATCACTTTAAAAGAAGAAAATAATGTTTACCACCCCCTGTTTCATAAGGAAAAACACTCCCGAATTAAGGGATAAATTGAAAGAACTAGGATACCACGTTTGTAGTTGTACTTCTTCTAAAACAGCAATATACTTGATGGTTGGATATGAAGGTATTCATGCAGTTAGTGACGAAGTGGTAGACGTGTTCGAGGACGAAGTAAAGGCAGGCATATTAGAGTCCATAGATTGCGAAGACGATGAAAATTTGCTCATGGCCTTGGCAGCATTGAGAGATGACACGAATCACAATCAATGGTTTACCGACGGGAAAGAATGGATAATATACATGGATAACACTGATAAAGGTGGATTATCCTATTTCCAATATTTTGCCATGCCTAGAGACATAAACCTAGAAAACTTCCACAAGGCCACCCCCACCGAAATAATCGCTCACTTTAAACAGAAATAATCATGAAAGCGGAAGAGTTTATAAAACCGTTTCTTATTATAGATAAAAATGACCTGAGTAACACCGGGGTTCCTTTTTATAGTTATCCCAAACATCAGGTACACGAGGCTATTAATATGGCTAGGGATGAAGTAAAAAACAAGGCATTAATATCTTTTTGCGAGTCAATTTGTCATGAAAAACCGAGATGTTCTTCAATACCACGATCTTGCAAGAGGTACAGGAATTTTATTAACACGTTAGAACAACAATTATTATGACTAGAGAAGACCTAGAACGTGAAATAAATAGCGTGATAAGAGATGATTTGCCAGCTAGCCTCAAGGTTGACGATATAATGAAGCTGGTAGATAATTACACGGTTGGAATACAGGTTGGAATGGGCATGATCCCGACTTCAAGATTCTCCATTCGTTCGAATAACAATTATAAATACCCGGTATGCCCTTATTGTGGTAGTGTTAAATACACCATAGTCTCTCATTCCAACGGTAACCACAGGTGTGATTGGTGTGGGATGGTATACTTTTTTAACTATACTCAAAGTGTATAAATCATGAATAAGAAAGAAATTTACGACAAATATAACGGAGTAACAATTAGTATTAACCATACCGATTCAATGCTACATCCAGTTGTACACGAGGCTACTAAACGTGAGAAGATAATACAAATGTATCATGCCATCATGGAGATCACTTTAAATTACGGGGATGGGATTCCTAGGATATACTCGATCACAGGTACATCACCTAACATGATATTTCTATTGCTACTAGATGACAAGATAGAACGAGTGGATAAACGTATATTGAATGAAATGGTACCGTATCCGTTTATGGATACAAGTATGCCCAACCCCAATTTCACGTTAGATGAATTCTTGGATAATGTTGCTAATGATTTCTGCAATGGTTCCAAGTCAGAAATTTGCAACGTGCTATTTCAAGATATTTGTAATTTCATGATGCCTCCTAGTTTTAGATCACACGTTAAACAATTTTATAATCATGACTAAAGAAGAATTTAAATCAAGGATAGAAGATATAATCGAAGAGAATCATTTATGTGGGTGGGTCACGATTGAGGCACTAATATTAGAAGAGATAGACAAGAACCTCCCCCCCTTTTAACGTAGACTGGGAACAACGTCGTTACGAGATTGCAAAAAGTGCGATGAATGGCATTTTGAGTAATGAAAATGAAGTGGACTTCGCTCGCTCAGAAGTAACATACAAGGAACACGAGAAACATACAATGCCAAGAACAATTGCACGATATGCAGTTAGTTGTGCTGATAGCCTTATCGAAGAACTTAAAAAAATACGCTCATGAAAAAGACTGAATATAAAGTAGGAGAAACCTTCCAGTTTGGGCTAAAGACGTTGAAGTGCGTGGAGGGTACATCTTGCAAAAGGTGTATGTTTGACAGTGATATTTGGAATTCTTTTTGTTTTCACAATTATCACATTGAATATGTAGGTCCATGCGTAATGAAAGATAGGAAAGATCAAACAGCCGTGATATTCATTGAAGTAGAAGAAACAGATAAACAGGAATAGATATGACATTTGACGAGATATACAAGCCCCCCTTCCACGACAATTTCGGGGCATCGGTCAGTAATAAAGTAAAGAAACTTAAACAAGAAATATAGTCATGGGAATGATAAATGAAGTTAAACAGGCATTTATTGATAATATCCAAGAATATCCATCAAAAGAAACTGTTGATATATCTCTAGGTATAATAATGGTAATCATGGATCCAGAGGATATTTACAGTATGCTATTAGACATCTATACACATGAAGATATAGAAGATAACGAGTTGGATAAATACATTAAAGATGCGGTAGACTTCTATCGTGAAGTATCTAAACCATTATAGTCATGGATCAAATAGTAACTTTAGAAACGGCAAAACTGGCGATGGAGGTGGGGTATGATAGAGAAGTAATACACAAAATGCCACTATCATGAAAACATTAGAATTAAACAAGATGGCCGAGTACACTTGGAGTAACGACTACCTGTTACTCAAGAAGCTACTTGATGAAGGTTGGACAGGTATCATCGCCAGAACCTATTTCAGCGTTGATTCATCGTACAAGTCCTTGTTACGTGGATGGTACGAGTACAGGGTGGGGGGGATGCCGATAACGGCGAGTAACCTAGAACTATCAAACCCCTCCCTCACGATAGAGGAGAACTTCGTCAAGATATGCGAGAAAAATAAAGTTGAATTTTTAATACCGGATAACTATGGAAAAGATGACCGTTGAAGAAGTGATAGATAAACTCGCGAACACGAAAATTTACACGAGGGGGAGGGGGATAGAAATAATCAATAAAATATACCCCCTCCTCTCGAAACCGGAATTCAAGGTAAAAGAATACGACACATTCCCGTTCTTCGAGTTAATTAAAGAAGAAGGTGATTCATCAATGTTGCATTTAAAACCGTATTACAGTATGTACGTGTTCTCCACTTGCGATCTCAAGGAGATAACACCAGAAGAGATACTCGACATTGAATTCGAGGACAAGAATGAGAATAACCCTGATTTTGAAATGATAGAGATGCCGTTCAGGGTGGGGGATAAAGTGTCATTCTTGCTAGACAATCGTGTACATGAAGATGTTATCCAGAATATAAACATAGACGTGAAGTTTTTATCAGATGGGAAACGTGATGTTAAATACTGGTTTCTCACCGATACTAAAACCTTGTTAGAAGGAGAATTGTTCCATACCACGGAAGAGCTTTTAAACGATTTGAAAAACAAAACAATAATAACAAGATAGCCATGCTTAACATCAAGATTTTAAAGAACATACCATCAAACCTGTACGTTGGTATATACCGTAACGGGATGGTAAGTATTTACAAGAACACGATGGACTACTTCCCCGGTCGTGACGGCATCACCATAGGGATGGGAGATGACGGTAGACTTTATTTCAAGTTCACCGTGAAAGATAACGATTCATTCAAGATAAAACGGAGCAAGTCAGGTTCGGCTTACGTGAACACTTCCAGGCTGTTCTCCATGAATAACATCGACAAGAACGAGTACGTGGGTAGGTACAATTTAATACCAGTGAACGACCCGAAATACAAGGGATTCTACGCCCTTGAATGGGTTGCCGATCCCACCCTCAAGAAGAAAGACATCAAGGAATTCGAGGAAGAAGTTGAAAAAGCGGTGGGGGAGGACGAAAAATACTTGCAACGAAAGTTGGAATTTAAAGATTAAGTCGTATATTTGCACTGTTACTAGACCAAACCCAATAGAGTAACGATGACATGAGAAACTTTTTTCCTACTAACCATATAGTAGAAAATCCCGGTACTTGATGAGGGTTTGGTTCAAGGCCGGGTTTTTTAATGCCCGGCAAGGAGGGAAGTAACGAGAGTTATTTTGGAACCACCTCTCCCCCGGGCAATCACTCTTGATCACTCAAGCCAGCCCAAAAGTTCCAACTGAAGGTGATGATCCCGAGGAAATCCAAGCAATGCCGGACGACGACAACTTGGTCCTTTGCATGGTCGAAAGACTATTATACTAACTCCCCTTTCAAGGTAGGGTCAGGATCAAGCCACGATGGTCTCTAGTGATGAGACTCATCATAACCATGCTGGTTCTCGTTCTTCCCTTCTTGCATCCTCTTCTATTATACTACACATAGTATAGTAGTATATATCTAGTATAGTATGTATAGTAATATATATAGAGAGTATGTTAAGGATTTAGGGTGGCAGTGGGTATCATGCAAGGTAAAGAATCGCTATGCTCTTTGAATTGGTAAAAAAACATTAACTTTGAATGAAAGTTAGACTCATATATTGCATTTTTGTATCATAGTTTTTAAGTCGTTTCCGGCGTTGTCGTGAGACACCTGGAGGATGAGCCGAAGGCAGGGGACACTATATTTGCATCTGTGTCATAAATTTATGTTTGTTTATAACTCTTTAGTTCAATGTCCCTCCCCCGTTCGATCGGGGGTCATCCACGCTTTGTGTCAGAAGCATGGTATCAAATTTTGAGTGTTTAGGGGAGGGGTGGCAGCCTCTCCCTTTTCACGGACGGGTGGCGGAAATGGTAGACGCTAGGTGTTGAAGAGGTTCACGATAAAGCGGGAGGTACGATTAACATTCCTCCTGGCCTTAACCTCAACTTGCGAAAGTCGGGAGATAAATAGAAATCAAGGTGAAAGTCCATTCTTCCATATCGAGCAAAATCGTGAGGGTTCGAATCCCTCCCCGTCCACGTTCATTCTTGCAAAATAAGTTGATTCCCCGCCCCTGTAACATATCTTTTGAAGTTCATGTTGTAAGCAACAGGGGTGGGGATATTTAAACGATTAATTATCAGTCGTTCGGAATATTTGCTGAACGGGTTGGTTTGAATTTTTAACTGCGCCGTGTCGGCAAGTAGAAATACCCCGGGGCTTTGCGTTTAGGCTTGAACAGCACGTAGCGCAGTTTTAAATATACTCGGTTGTCTACACGTAGGTTTTACTATTCTCGTAGTATGTACTGTTAGCAGCGTGTATGACAACCGATTTTAACTGATAAAGTTTGATAAAACGATAAAATGGTTTATATTTGCACCGCTTGCGGATGTTCTTTGAAATCCTGAAAAATATATATATATTTACATATACCTCCCCATCTTGGTAAGATTATTTCTATCAAAGACATCTTGCAAGCAACCAAGGTGGGGTAGGTTTATTTTAAAATTATGCAAGATGGAAAATTTGACTGTTTTCAATTACAATGGAAACGAGATCGCTTTCAAGGAAGGCGATAACATGATGATCAATGCCACGCAGATGGCAAAACCTTTCAATAAACGACCTAACGATTACCTTAGCTTATCATCTACTAATGAGCTAATTAACGCAATTACCAGAAAAAATGGTAATTGTGATAATCAAGTAGTTACGACTTTGCCGGGTAGTCCCGAAAATGGAGGTGGAACATGGATGAACAGGATACTGGCTCTTGACTTCGCTCAATGGTTAAGTGTCGATTTGAAATTGTGGTGTACGGAAAGGATAGACGAGTTGATGAGATACGGGATGACGGCCACCCAACCCACCATAGACGCCATGATAGATAACCCGGACCTGTTGATAAAGCTGGCAACACAACTCAAGGACGAGAGGGCCAAGGCTGAAAGGTTGCGTGTTATAGCTGAACTGCAAGAGAAGGAGATAAAAGAGGCCGCCCCCAAGGTCGAGTATTTCGACAAGGCGATGTCATCGAAGAGTTCATACACCACCACCCAGGTGGCGCAGGAGTTCGGTCTATCGGCCAAGACGTTAAACGCTAGACTGGCGAAGATGGGCGTTCAATACAGGCAGGGTGGGGCGTGGATACTGTACGCCAAGTACCAAGGCAACGGGTACACTCACACCGTGTCAGTTCCTTACCTGATGGCTAACGGGGAACAGGGGACCCAGATACAGACCCGGTGGACGGAGAAAGGTCGCAAGTTCCTGCATGACCTCATGGACGGGAAGTGAAAATTTCGTACATTTACATCAAGTTTAAACTTATAAATTAGTGATCATGAGAAAATTAATGTTCCGGGTGTGGGACTTGTCAACGAGTACCCTCCTACCCACCTCAGACGGGATAATGTTCTGGAACGTCAGCAAGAAGAAATTCGGCGTGACCAACTTCTTGATGGACCAGAGATACCTCGTCACGGTACTGTGTCTTAGAAACGGCAACACGGACATCTACGGGCTTGACGTGGTGAAAGTGTGGCCCAAGGATTACATCTCCCTCAAGGAGGCGAAAGAGAGCAACGCCCCGATCCAAACCGTTCTGTGTGACCCTGACGGGTTCGTGACGGTGGAGGGGGAGAAAATCCACGTTACAGAGCTGCATCATCATTACAACTTCTCCGGGGACGGGTTCGCCGCTTACTCCGACACGTACAAGGAGATGTTCTGGGATCAACTGTCAGGGTATGGCATTCATTAAGGTCCCCCTGATCGAGGAGAAACTAGACATTAACGTGAGGGTTTACAATCTAACCCTCACTTCTTTTCTAGCCGAGATCATGGAAAACTACATCGTGGAACTGGAAGATCACGTCAAGAAAAGCGGCCTTCACGTGAAGAAAAACAAGTTCCACTGCAACGAGCTGAAAAGAAACATCAGGATGTGGATAAACCACAGGTACATGGAGGTGGGGAGGGAGTACAGGGATTTCCTGACCACCCAGCTAGATGACCTGTACGATGACATGAAACACGATTACACGGTGTTCTTCTACTCCGTCAAGAGGTTCTTCGACAAGAGAATAGACGACTCGAACGAGACAACCACCCTCGCCCTCCTCGTGCTGATCATAAGCATGGCCTCCTACTTCCAGATCAAGGAAGAGGATTTCAGCAAGTACGTTAGCGAGCAATTCCAGTGTCACTACGTCATGAAAAGTAACTACATATCCAACATAGCGAGACACGCTACCATGTTCCTGAACTCGTTCAAGCATGACGACATAGAACTGGTGATGGAGAAAGAGCCTGATATTCAGGCGTCCTGGGACATTCTCGACTACAAGCTATCCCACATAAAGATCAATTTGATAGATGACGTTAGATAATGCATAGTATTTATCTATATCATTCCACCTGTCAATTAAAGTACGTATATTTGCATTATAATTAAAATAAATGGAGGCAACTATATAGTAAATTACATTTTTTTTTAAATTAAAATGTCTGGTTTTTAGTTTAAATGTTCGTATATTAGTATCATGTTAAACGCCTATAAATATCGACTACATCCCACGAGGGAACAATCGGAGTTCTTCAATAAGAGCTTCGGGTGCGTTCGTTTTATCTATAACTGGGGATTGCAGAAGAGAATAGAAGCGTACATGAAGGACAAGGGAAGAATATCGTACGTGCAGCTATGCGCCATGTTAACCGAATTGAAAAAAGAGGAACAGTACTCGTGGTTGATAGAGGTAAGCAACGAGTGTTTGCAGCAAGCGTTGAGGAATCTCGATGCAGCTTTTACCAGGTTTTTCAGGGAGAAGAAAGGGTTCCCTAGGTTTAAGTCGAAGAGTAGATCGAGACAGTCATACAAGGCCATACTATCGGTTCACGTGGATCAAGAAAGGAGAAGGATCAAGCTACCTAAAATTGGATGGGTAAAGTACGGTAACAACAGGAAGTTTGAAGGTGACGTTAGATCGGTAACGGTTAGCGTGACCCCTTCGGGTAAATACCATGTTAGCGTGCTTGTTGATGACGGCAAGGAGATACCTGAAAAATTACCAGTAACTTTCGATACCACGATAGGTATTGACATGGGTATAAAAGATTTCGCCGTGTGTTCTAACGGTGACACGTACGAGAACCCGAGACATTTAATCAATGCTGAACAGAGATTGAGAACCCTGCAAAGACGGTTGTCACGGAAGAAGAAGGGAAGTAACCGTCGGAACAGGGCAAGAATGATACTTGCTAGACAGCATGAAAAGGTAGCCAACCGCAGGCAGGATTATCTTCACAAGATAAGCACTAAAATTGTACGCGAGAACCAAGCGATCGTCGTGGAAGATTTAAACACGAAGGGGATGATGAGAAATCATCGTCTATCCAAGGCGATAGGAGCTTGCGGTTGGTCTACGTTTTCAAGATGCTTGAATACAAGTGCGAGAGACAGGGTAAAACGTTTATCAGGATAGGAAGGTTCGATCCTTCGTCTAAAATGTGTTCTTGCGGACACGTTTACAAGGGACTGAAACTTTCTGAAAGGGAATGGGTATGCCCTAACTGTGGATCGGTTAACGACCGTGACTTGCTAGCCGCTTGTAACATCAAGCGTTTTGGATTACAAGAACAGAATTTATTGTTTAATAAAAAACCGTTGGCACAACGGGGTTTGGACGTGGAGGTTCCAACTATGGATGACCGTCAAGAAATTGACCTAAAAAGTAGCGTTCCGGTGAAGCGTCAATACGTACAAGTGTAATATTGTACGTAAGTGCCTAAATGGAAAACATGATAACTATATTCATCATTCTAGCCATCGCCCTGCTGGTGTTCCTGTTTTTCGTGTTAAGGGACGCTTACAGGAGTTCACACGTACCGGTGGGGAGCGTGTTGAAACGCAAGGGCATACTCTTCAAGGTGAAGAGGTACAACAAGTCAGATCACATCGACAAGTGCTTGAGGTGTGACATGAGATTCTTCCCCTCCATCTCGGGTTACAACGATCATTGTTGCGTGAAGGTACCGTTCTGTAACGCGTCAGAGAGACGTGACAAGGCTGACGTTTATTACGAGCTGGTAGGAAAGAACGGTGGTTTCTTTAGCAAGGAGGAAGATTGACATGGAACAGTTGATAATGACACCAAGACTCTTCAAGGAGTTCGGGATACACGTGTGTGACGACCAGATCATAAGCACTCACAGGGCCTGCCCTAAAAAGATAAGAGGCTTGCTCGACAAGACGCTGGTATTACAGGACGAGAGGGAGGTGTGGGCGATGAAGGACTACTTCGAGTCGGTGATCACCGGGGACGGTAGCCCGTGCAGGATGAAACGCCTCGCCAACGGGGACAAGTCAACGAACGAGCTACGGATACTGGAGAGGGCGAGATTCTGGAAATCAGTGCTGTTCAGGGGTGGGACAATCGTGAATGACGTGAACGCAAGTATGCCACTGGTATCTTACGTGAACGATTACAACGGCATAAAGGTGTGGTTCGAGGACACGCTGGACGTGTTCCCGTGCAATTACAAGGGCGTGCTGGCATCGTTGATACTTTACCTCACCAGTAACATCGATAGCACGTACTTCTCCCCCTCCTTCCCCGACAAGTGTTCCGAGTCTTGCTGGGGAGACCCTAGATTCATTAACAAGACGAGGGCGCTGGTGCAACACCACCTGATACGTAACTTTAAGCTGAATCATCAAGTCAAGAAGTATCATGACTGGCGACATCAAGAGTTATTCTACAACGGGTGGAACGCCGCCATGAAGGACCCGCAAGTGTTCTACATCGTGGCTGACTTGAGGCCGGACAAGGACGGTATCGTGAACACGAGAGATTACAGGTTCGAGTGTACCGCCGAGAGACTGGGGTTATGCGAGGACCTCGCCAGGGAGGCGGCGATCGTGTACAACACCCTACTGTTGCAGGGGTGGGACCAGATTTCCCCCAACGAGACTTCTTGCGCCAACTGCCCGTTAAAATGCAAGATAGCCAATGAAACAAAAAGAATATAAGAGACCGGGTGTAAGGAAACCGGAAACGCCACGATCGGTGTCAACTTACAACAAGTACCACCACACCATAGACCGGGAGATAGATGACGAGAACATCTGGTACATCGAGATCAACGGGAAGAAGGAGAGAAGGATACCAGTCACGTTATCATCGTGGGAGGAGATGAAGTTCAAGGCGAAAGAAGACCTTCACGCCGTGGTTCTCTTGAAGTTCGTTGGCAAGTCCGGCAGGCACGTTGAACGTTTTAAAGATTAATCAAATGCAAACAGGAGGTTTAAGAAAAGGTTTAAAACTCAAGGTCGACAAGAAGACCGTGAGGAAAAGGTACAAGTGCATGGCCTTCCTAAGGAAACAAGGTTACAACGCCAGGGGGAGGAAGGTATTGTTGAAAGACGGCACCCCCACCCCGGAAGAACACAAGTGTCTCGCTTTCTTGATGGAACAGGGATACTGCATCATGTACGGGGAAATAAGCTAATGGAAGAGTTCGTTAGCGTTGAAGACGTCAAGAGGGTGTTCAAGGCGTTTTGTAGCAAGGAAATAAGCGGGTGCGGTTCAGAAGAGCAAGAGTGCGAGGACTGCATCTTCTACAAGAAATACGTCGAACTTTTAAACGAGAAGTCATGACGGAAGATTTACAAGAGTTAATTGACAAGCTAACATTCGGGTATTAACATGGAACAGAAGAAATCAAAAGTGACCAGCGTCGTTCAAGGACAAGACTGGGTAGGGAAACAAGGTGTATTCCACACGTGGACCGTCCGTTTCGAGAACGGTGACGTGGGTGGTAACATGACGAAACAAGGGAACAACTGCGCCTTCAAGGTGGGCGAGACGGTTGACTACACGATAGAACCGGGGAACAGGCCGGACAGCTTCAAGGTGAAGATCGTCCCGGCGGCTCCTTCATCCTTCGGTGGAGGTGGAGGGGGCGGGAAAGGAAAGGTCAACGAGGCCGGTATCAACGCCAACGTTGCCTTGAACAACGCCACCCTGTTATTCTGCAAGCTGTGCGACACGCTGGGACAGGAATGGTTAAAAGCGGCGAAAGATCAACCGGAAAGGATAGTTATGATGTACGCTAGAGAGTTTTCAAACTTGTTGAACGAGTTAAGCGGGTTGAAATGATAAAGGAACTGGACGACAGGATAGAATTGCTGTACAAGGACGTGATGAAACACCCGAAAGGGAACTTCAAGATACTGTTCGATGACTTCAAGCAAGACGTGGGAGACATCATGTACGGCGAGAACGAGAAACAACCATCCATGCACGACAGGATGATGGACTTGCTCAACGCTTGTTGCCGTGCTTTCGGTGCCACCACGATGGATGCTATGGCGGGGGGAAGGGCGGAACTCCCCACCCTCCGTGCTATAACGGCATTCATCAAGCTATCGGGCGACACTTACGACAACCGTCACCTAGCCTGCAAGATACTGGGCAAGACGAGGCAATACTATTACCACGCCATCGACAAGTTCGAGTCCTTGATGTTATCTGACAAGACTTTCAGTGAAACCTATAAACGATTGAACCATGATTTCGGAAGAGACGAGGAAACTGATTGAGGAAAACGAGGAGCTGGTGGAGAAGAACCTCAGACGGTGGATTACCGGGTGCAAGAAGAGAATGCCAGCGTTCACTATCCCGACTGACGAGGAGATAACCATGTACTTCAATGAGAGGGGGAAAGTATGTACCTCCCAGACCGTGAAGAAGATAAGGAACACCTACGAGGGAAAGGTGGAGGGGAAGTGGATAGATTCCAACGGGAAAGAGGTAAAGAACTGGAAGGGCAAGCTCGACAAGGTGTGGATACCTTACTACCCGTCGTTGAACAACACTTACGAGAGGTTTTGATCATGGACAGGGAATTAATCGCTAGAGGCTATTCTTACAACCGTGGAGCCATTTTCAAGAAGAGGATATACATTTCTATACCCGAGAGCGAGAAGTGGCTTAAAAACGCTTACTCGCACTTCATAGGGGATTCTTTCAAGTGGATACCCGAGTACGACGAGATAGCGAGCTGGTTATCCGATAACGAGGGGAGGGGACTGTTCCTCTACGGGACTTACGGGAGGGGTAAGACGGTGTTCATCCGTGACATATTCCCCCTCCTCGCCGAGAGACACGGGAAGGTTGCATCCTACTACACGATGACCTCGATAGGAGACAACCTCGATGACGTGTTGAAGAAGAAGATCGTCTGCCTCGATGACGTGGGAATGGAATCCAGGATCATGACTTACGGCAACGAGAGGCACGCCTTCCCGGAACTCATGGACAGGGCGGAACAGAACGGTAACCTCGTTCTCGTGTCCACCAACCTTAGCGCCAGGGGGATAGTTGACAGGTACGGCGAGAGAACGCTAGAGCGTGTCAAGTCTTGTTGCAAGAGGGTAATGTTCACCGGGCAATCTTTCAGGTCATGAGGGAAGACGAGCTTATAGATAAAATCGACAGGTTACAAGAATCGATAGATTTGAACAATAACCTGATGATAGAGTTCAACGACAGGCTGGCATCCATGCAAGAGGCCCTCTCCAACAAGAGGGGGAGGATGGACGCCAAGGAAATAATAAACAACATAATAGGGGACCTCATGGTCCTGTTAATCACGAAACAACAGTAAAAATGAAAAAAGAAGAAAAAATTGCGAAGAAAATCAAGGAGTTACAGGAATCTGTTCAAGAACTGAAAGAGATGGGGGTGGGGTATTTACTCGTTACATCATACGAGAAGAACGTTGATGACGATGGATTCCAGGAATTAAGATCATCCGTGTTCTCGGATTTCAAGCTGCATGATATGGCCACCTCCCTGGCATCCTATTTCTCGGAGAACCCGGCAGTATTGCCAGTTATCACGAGTCTCCTCGTGAAAGGTTTCTCTCAAGAAATGGTAATTAAAAGGGTGGAAAAAGAAGAGGAGGAACTGGCAAGAAAAAAGAAGGAGTGGAATTAACCACTCCTTTCTCTCGCTTAACTGACCCATTCGCAAACCATATCTCTAAGTCTTACAACCACCGCTTGACAGGTGTAAAAATTGCACTCGTCATCGAGTAGCTCTATTAAATACATGATCTTGTCCATAGGTCTTGTTTTTTTAAATCATCTCTTCCCAGTCGATATAAGTGCCGGTTCTCTTCAAGTCGGCAAGATACCGTGAGAAAGCTATTCCCTCGTAACCGTCCGGGTCGTCGATGTACTTCTTCACGTACATCGCTATATCGAACTCGTTACGCAACGGCTCCGGGAAAAAGTCGGCGTAAGCCATGTTAGCCACGAAGCAACAATCGTACTCGCTCGCCTTCTTCACCGTCACCCCGTTCCTTTTCAGAAGTTCCTTGACTTCCTCTTTCGAGTACCTGTGTTTCGATCCATCGGCGTTCTCCATGTTGCCAACCGCGTACTCGCACAGTTTCTTGGAGAAGTGAGGCCCATGCTCGTCAAGGTAGCTCTCGAACGGTCTACTGCTGAAATAATAACGATCCCGTCCCATCACATTCTCCGTCTTCTCCTACCACGACGCATAACGGGTTCGTCATCATCATCGTAACGATCACGTCTTCGGTTCTCGGGGCGGGTAAAATCCATCTCTTCATCATCATCATCTCTATGACGTCTACGGGGTCTATCCTCGTCGTCATAATCATCGTAGTCTTCTTCACGACGACGTCTGCGACGCTCGTACTCTTCATCATCATCGTCATCGTAATCGTCGTAATCGTCACGATCACGGCGTCTGTGACGTCTCTCACGCTCTTCTTCTTCCATCATCTGGCGTTTACGGTCCTCTCTCTGGCGTCTCCGGTACTCTTCTTCCTGGATGTCCTTGTTGTAACCGTCTCTATTGAAACCAATTATTCTTACCATGTCTATTCTTTTTTGTTCAATCCAAGTATAAGTTCCTTCAAGTCCTCTATACTCCCGTTTATCTTCCCCACCGTCGCCTCAAGGTTGGCGATCTTCTCGTCTCTACTCTTGTCAACGGCGAGTACCGGGTTCAAATCCTTGACTATGTTCTCGCAATCTTCCAGTATGGACTTGTGTTTCTCCACGCTGTTAAGAATGTCGTTACTGTTCCTCATGATGGCGTTGATCTCGTTCAGGATCGGGTCCCTGTCACACGATATGGTGATGTCATTTCTAACCTCCACCGTCATGTTCTCCCTCACCACGAACGTTGAACTGACTCCATCTACCGATACTTCCAGGTCTACTATCTTGTCCTGCGGTTGCTGGTAAGATAACTGCCCCGGCTGTAACGGTTGGAACCTAGGGTTGGCGATGCTTACCACCGTCCCCATCTTGTGTCTAATCTTCTCTCCCTTGTACAGGATGTAGACTTGATACGATTTCTGTAAATCCTTGAATTGCATTGTTTTAAAATTTACTGTTCAATTACTCGCTCTGGCTATCCGTTGCAGCAGTGGGCGGCACTATGTGATTAATCGTCTGGAACACGCCAGTACACTTGTCGTAGAATATGAGGTAACGGTTTCCTTGAGTGATCTCGCTTGAGATCATCTGGTTACCGGAACCGTTAATCAACGGTGTCTTCGACGTCGTGGTGGTGGTGCTGTTCGTTGCGGTAGTAGCTATCGAAACTGCGTAACTATCCGATCCAGATGCGGGAGAATGTACGATATTCAATAACATGATCCCAGTTCTAGGTAAAGAGCGGAACTGGCACGGACTGATGTTATAAATAACCTCACTGTTTGTAGTGTCGGTTGTCACGGCGACACTTCTTATCGCCGGAATTCCTCCTTGATCCAGTCTCTGTACTGGTCTTCTAAAATAAGGTCCGTAATAATAATTCATCGGGTACATAATCTAGTTTTAAAAATAATTGTTACATTTGTGCTGGGATAGACAAGAGTAATTAACTTGTTGATAAGGAGTTTTCTGGCCTCCTTCCCATTCTTTTTTTTACTGCCAGAGTCACTTTAAAACAGATAAAATGACTAATGACGAGTTTTTAAAAAGTATCACCTTGGAAGGTGAAATATGGAAGGATATAACCGGGTATGAAGGTTACTACATGGTATCTAGTTTAGGTAAAGTAATATCTCTAGGTAGATCAATAACTAACAATCTAGGTACTAGATACCAACAACCACATGTAGTAGCACCTTGTGCCGTTAGTTCTGGATATAGAATGGTTAGATTATGGAAAAATAATAAAGAACAAAAATTCTATATACATAGATTAGTGGCTATATCATTTATTCCAAATGAACATGAATATCCAGAAGTAGACCATATAGATTGCGATAAATTGAACAATAAAATATCTAATCTAAGATGGTGTACAAGACGTATGAACCAAAATAATCCTATTACTAGGGTGAGAAATTCCATTTCAAAGAAAAACCATCCAAAATTAAAAGAAATAAATTCTAAAGTTGTAATTAGGATTAATCCCAAAAATGCCGAAGAAATCAAATTTTACAAATCGTGTAGATCAGCAAAAGATGATGGGTTTTGCGAAAGCAAAGTGTCTGCGGTATGTAGGGGAGAAAGACCTCACCACAAAGGATACAAATGGTACTTCTTATCCGATTACGAAAATCTTATCAACAAGTCAAAGAACTCTAGTTCAATCGATCATGATTAGCAACCACAACCACATCCATCGTTGTTATAAGCCGCCCCATACGGGTATCCATATCCGTAAGGTGCTGAATAGCAACAATTTGGATTCGGCACTATGTAGCTGGGAACTGGACACGGTGCCTTCAACTGGCTAACGATATTAGCCGTTTGTGCTTGCTGCGAAGCGGCCAATGCCAAGTTACTGTTCTCTTGACGCAACGCATCAATTTTTGACTGCATCTCACGCATTTCAAGTTGACAGAACTTGTCATTGATGATTTGAGTCTGGGCATCAATCTTGGCTCCTAGGATGTTGAATTGAGTGTTTGCACTGTTTTGCAACGTGTTAGTCTGGTTAACAGTTGCTAACTGGTTCTCGAATCCTTGACGCTCGATAGCGGTCCGGACATCGCAGCAACATGAAGCGATCTGGTTTGCCAACGTGCAGTTTCCAGATTGAATTGCGTTGATGATCTGTTGCCCGCTCATACCAACCTGGTTGCCCACGTTGCACAAGCTCATGTTCAAGGTGTTGATACCTTCCTGAACTTGACCGATAGAGCATCCTAGTTGAGTTGACAACTGGCTGATTGCGTTCCCGTTACCTTGGGTTCGAGGAGAACCTGGACAAGAGGAAATACGTTGATCAATACTTCAATAAAATAGAGGAATTCATAAACGAGAAATAAAGTTAGATAGTAGTAAATTGTTAATTTGTTGCACCTGGTTACTTGATAGCCAGGTGTTTTCGTTTAAAATGCAAAGTGATTGAACCCCTACACGCCTTCCCGTAACTTTATGGGGATAAAATATTCGTTTAACCAAAAACTCATTTTTATGGGAAGTGAAAAGATTTTCATGTTCGGGGAACCTGGCTGCGGTTGCGGTGGTGGTTCCAAGGCTGATCTCACCGCCATCTTACCGGCGCTGATGAACAACAACAAGGGTATCGACCCGGGAATCCTGGCCATGCTAGGTGATCGTAACCGTGACGGTTTCGGAGGTAACGACTTCTTCGCTATCTTGTTATTATTCATCCTGATGGGATGGGGTGGCAACGGTAACGGGCTGTTCGGAAACCGTGGTGGTGTTGGGGGTGAGGGATTGAACATCCTGAACAACGACTCGACACGTGAATTGTTGATGTCAGCTATCCAACTCTAGGTATTGTACCGTCAAGGGATGACAGGTACTCCATGCAGGTGTGCATCACCTCGACGGTGGAGGTGGGGGATATGTTGTAGAATCTCTTCAATATCCTTGCCATCTTCTTGTCGTTAAACTTGTTCTTTTTCTTGATCCTTATGAACATGGAATTATACATGTTGTACATCGTCTCTTCCTCCCCCTCCTTCTTCGGTTGTACCAGTGAACTCTTGGCTCTCTTGTACATCATTAACCTTGAAAACAGGGTGGTGAAGTCATACACCTTGATCACCCTGTTAAGAAACTCCGGGGTTCTTACCCGTTGTTTCATGTTTCTAACTATCTCGTCTTGATATTTTACCATTTAATTCTTTTTTACTTATATATGATTCTTTCTCTCTCTTGAACCACAGGGTGGGAGGGATGTCAGACTTTGCTGGCTCGACAGCCACCAGCTCCCACCCCGCTTCTCCTATCATCGCCAGTTCTCTATCGCCAACTTCACGATACATCCTCTTGTATTCAAACTTTTTCATTTGTACCATTCCCCTCCACAGAACCTGCACTCGAAACGATCGGCGAGCCTGATAACGTGTTCATTCTCATTCCTGTTAATACTACAATTACAAACCGGGCGTGTCTCCCCGTCTATCCTGTTGATCAAATCGTAATCCCATAGAGATAACTTCCCGGGGCAGGGGATGGGTTTAATAAACTGGACCGGGTTAGCCAGTACCCAGTTGTACACGGTACGCTTCGGCCTGCACGGGTAGAGGGGGGCAACCTCGTTCAAGAAGTCTTCATCATGTTCTGCCCACACCGACTCGTGGTCTACCACGCAATCAACGAGATCAACCCTCCCGATGATAGCTCCCACGTGAGTCAATTGCTCTCTCGCCACTTCATCGTACCCTTCTCCTACCGCTTCCAACTGTTCTTTATTAAGAAACCCTTTCAGGTTGCCACCGTATATCGTCTTGGATGCGTGGATCAATAACGGGCCACGATAATCCGTTCTCCACGTCCGGTTCTCTATGTCTTTAATCCCGTGAACTATCAACGATGCCCACGGTTGTTTAATCGTCAACGCTTTCATTTGTACTACCTATTAAATGAGCTATTATTATTACCTTGATAAAACCATCATCGTGCATGATAAATGTCGTTCCATCTATCATGTACAGTTTATCCTTGTATGACACGATGTGGCGGGGGAGGGGGATATGAGGGCAATTCCATTCAACTTCTCCCGGACCTTCTACATAATCTATAAATACTTTGTATGTTTCCATGTTATTTGTGATTTAATAGCAAACTATTTTACATTCTATTGTATGACAGATACATCCATTGTTATCTTCTTCTTCAATACCGAACTCAATATCACGAACAATATATTCATTACCCTTGTACATGATACTTTTCCCTACTGGTGGGAGGGGAGCATCTCCCCATTCAATAATAATTTTCTCGTCTAATTCTAAAAATACTTTTCGTGCCATAATTATTTAATTTTAGATGTTGCGAAATAAGTTCCATATTTAGCATCGTACATTTTAAGCATCTCTTTCCTTAATTCGGAATATGAGTTGATATATCCCATATCAATTGCAAATGCTAGTTTGGTCTGTAAATCTTTAAGCTCTTCGAGCTGTTCTTTAGTTGCATTATTCCTAAGCAATGTCTCATGCCTACCAAAGACTATATAATTTAATGCTTTAGCTATTTTTGAATAATCTACATCCTCGAACCTACTTGCTGCACGAGAAAGAGTGTTGTAAGCATTTCCTACCTCTATCCTATTAATAATTAACCTGTCAGTCAACCATGAAACTACCTCTCCATATAACTCTGGATTTAATTCCATAGCAATCAATACCCAAATATAAGGATTACACATCGTGACCTTGTTCTCTCTAGCCCCCTTCACCTTGTATGCGCCACATTTCTTTAAAACCTGAACCAATGATGATTCTTTCACTGCGGACATGAATTGGTGATAATCCATCCCCCCATCCATCTTTTGTTTATGAAGGATGTAGAAAATCCTTTCCGCATTTTCTTCATACGCTAGTATATTAGCGATTTTTCGGTCTGGCCACTTCTTTTCTAACCTAGCCACCGTGTATGCCTCCTGCAAATCTGTTAAAGACAGGAAACTATTCTTCGTGTCTTGCCTTATGACAACACCATACAGATTCCTGTCTGTTGAAAATAAAGTTACATTAGTTTTCATACTCGTATTTTTAAATTCCTCTGCAAATATAATAAGATAAATCAAATATTACAAATAATAATGATATTATTTTATAGTGAGTAATTACCTGTAATACATAGTTTTATAAAACCATGTTAACGAGAAGTTATCGTAACTCATTGATAATCAGCAAAAGATAAAATTAGTTAAAACAGTGTAGGTATACTGCATTTCACGGTATACCCAGTTTCAGGGTACACCTCCCCTCCCCACCAATAATGTCAGGTACCTAGCGAAACACAAGGCACCTCCCCTCAGTAATCCTGAGGTCAGGTACCTAACGTCGGTTATCCCGACGGCAGGTAAGGATGTATCAATTCACGATACCCTTCCCGAAGCGGGTAAAACCGTTTCGCCTGATAATCAGCCGCCATGTAAATTTACATATCGGGAAATAAAAAAGATACCCACCCTTGGAGGGGGTGGGCATACTTGATAATTACCAATATGAAACTAACTAACCATTCAAACTTTCTTGTGTTTGATTTTAAGCATGTCAATGTAGCGATAAAGCCTTTCTTTCGTTGGCTTGAGTCCACATCTTGATATTTTACTGTTAAACGCACTGTCAGTCTTACCAGTGATCTTCTTCGCTTGCTCATAATTTACTTTAACGTTGAGGTATGGTTTAAGTACCTCGGTCATTGCATCTATATCATCCTCGGTGATGTTGTCACAATAACCATTATCAATCATGTCGGCGAAGTGCCTGAACAATCTACTTAGATTCGTCAATTTTACAACAGCCATGTTTGAAATATAAAATGGTTGAAACTATGGCAGATGTTACAGCGGATACCGAGGCGATAGTCAATATTGTCCAGAACTCAATCGTGCAATTTGTAAGCACGTCAATTAATTGTAGGGTACATTGTATTAACAAGTTGATTATTAATACCCTGTACCATGAACAAAATTTAAATCGTTTCGACAAATGCCATAGCATCATGTCAACGTACATAGAATGTCCTAACACGTAATCAAAAGAAACTACTTCTATATTTAGAGCTGATAGAAATAACACCAGAACTATATAGATATTCAATAGTATCGGAGCTAGTTTTATTAATCTAACGGTAGCTTTCATTTCTTTTTACTACTTCTTCTAGGTTTACCATCCCATGTTACTTTTCTCATCGCAGTTGCCGGCCTCATTATGGGTCTGCGAACTGATGTCGTTTTCGTGTTTCTAGCCATAAGCTTCTATTTTTCGTTATAAATGTACGTAATAAATAGTTACCATGCAAGCCCGTTGGACTTGAAAGCGTTACCCGTGTCATTCCATCTCTTGTCATCAGCATCCTGTCTTCTAAGGAATGACGCCTCGTCTCTTAGAGCGGTTCTGACGTTAGCCGTTAACACGTTCGGGATAATGAAAGTCATCAACTCGAAAAAGTCCGCAGCCATCCGAACGGCATCCTGTTGACTCTCGGATAACGGTTCGTTATCTTGCGCCCTCTGGTATATATCCGCCATGTTCCCTATGTTGTTACCAATAGTATTCACGAATATACCGATAGCCGGAAGAATCTCTTGTATTAACTGGAAACCGTTCATGCTTAGTGGAGTCTGTCCTCTTGCGTAGCTGATGTATCCCGATCCTCTCTCGATCAAGTCGTAAGTTTCAGAATCTATATACCCCTCGTTCATTGAGTATTTTGCCGCCCCCAAGAAGAACGAGTGTGCCAGGTTAGCCGCCATCGAGTACCTACCGAAGAACATTCCAGCCAATCCCGTGCTACCGTTTCTCAACATCTTGTCCACTATCTGGTTTGCCACTTCCTCCTCGTCTCCATCCCCACCCGTGGCGAGCAAGTATCCCATGTACGTTGATATTGCTGGCTTGGTGATATTGTATCCTTGACTTCGTACTAACCGGCTAACTAGCATGGTGAACCCGTCATTAAATAACTTGGCGTTGCCATCCTTTGCTCCCGCTATCATTTTCCTCCAACCTATACCCATCATCTCTACCTCTTTTATGGCGAATGATAACATGAATCCTATCCATCTACCGTTAATACTTTCCCTTGATATGTTTTTCTTCCCGATTCCTATAATATTAGACACCCAGAATGGTAGCGCCCTCGTCTCGTGAGCCTGCGATACAGGTAATATCGTGGAGAAAGATTCCTGCGTTCTCTTCACGGCATCAAGATGTGCCACCCTAAACGCCTCTCTCGTTGCCTTCCTGTATTTAACATCAGCTTGCCACTTGTCACCGTCCCAGTCCTCGCCGTTTAACTCCTTGAACCTCTTGTTAAATATCCTCATGTACATGTTGGACGAGGTTATTATATCCGGGGTTCTGATCCAGTAGTCAACAGCTTTCTCGTTCAGGCTCTTCTTCTTACCGTAAGACTCTCGTGTCAACTCGCTCAACTTGGAAACGGTAGAAGTTTCCGGTAAACCGTAGTACTCGAAAGCGTCCCTCATGTTTCTTAACTGGAACACGTTCTTTATCATTGTTACCGGGTTGACGCTAATACCATCACTTATGATAGCACCACCGATGTTGGTTACCATCTCGGTAGCCATCTTGGGGACGTTAACAAGCAAGGTAACACGTGCGGCGCTAGTTATCTCTTGATTCAACTTGTTCCACATGTTACCCATCCCGTTGTTCAGGTTATCAAGATGATAAGCGCTCACCACCCTGTTCTTTATGGTACGGAGCCATTCTTGAAGGATCATCCTAGCATCAGGCTTATCTCTCAACTCCTTCCCCCTTATCTCGTCATTGAAAGCGTTAACCACGCCATTGTAAGGATGCACCACGTAGAAGTCTAGCGTTGCCTCTTCCACGGTTTTAGTTATGACGTTAGCGAGGTTGTAATCAATAGAATGTATTCCACCCCTACGAGCGTGTACTGCCGTGGGGGAGGGGATGTTACCGTTGTAATTATCCTTCGTCATCTGTTCGAGGGCATCTATCGAGCTTAAATCCATTCTCCCACCCCTGACTCTTGACGGGAAATAATTTGACTCGTAGAACTTGGGATTCGTCCCACGGAATGATGCGTTGGCCATGTTGATCTCTTTCAAGTTGTCAAGAACTTGACGGGCGGCTCCCATCAAACGACGAACGGATACCTCGTCTTTCCCTAGATTTTTCAACGTGGCCTCCACGTCAACCGCCCCTTGCATGGGTCCGCTCTCGTGATAGACGTAGTATTGGAGCGCACCCTTCATGTCAGCAGCTTCCATTGGTGTTTCCTTGACTGCCTTCTCGTACAGGTACTTGAAATATGACCGTTCCCCAACGTCTACCGTTTCGATCGTGTCTCCTATCGTGTTGGTCTGGTAATCAAGTTCCTTCATCAGCATGGCGGCGAGGTTTCTAAGGTTTATACCTTTCCTTGACGTGAATATGTTGTAATTATGAAGCCTGCCACGGGTGTTAATAGTGTACTTGTTCATGAACTTGTTAAGGGCATCGTTCCAAGGTCCAAGCAATTTCGCCTGTTCCACGTGCGCCCTAACAGTAGCCGGCTCCATGTACTTGGCAACTATATTATCGTATATCGGCGTGCCATCCCTCGTCCATAACAGGTACTCTGCCGTGTTCAAGTCACGAATCCCGAGTGCCGCCCTAAGTCTCTCGGAGTTTTGCCTGAACTTCTTGAACTTCCTGGAATCAGCCGCCCTTTTAACTTTTGCCACGATACCGTTCTCCCCCTCCATGCTACCCTTGACATCATGACGGATCAAGTCTTCCATCGCCTTGGCGAGTTCTCTAGTGGTGTAACCGTTGTTCAAGTTATACAATGAGTTATATATCCTTGATAATTGAGCGTTGGTTAGGGTGGGGATACTGGAACGATTCTGGTCCATGATGTCAACCATGTAGGAGAGGGGACTTTCACCAGTCGGGTGTAGCAACGTGGCGTCATCAAGTTCCATGTTCACTTGTTGCTCTATACCTTCCCTCACCTTCTTGGACACGTTATTCAGGCCCATGTCACCATTCATGAACTCGTCAATCATGTCCCCGATCATGGTAACTTCTTCCGGCGTGATAGCTCCTTCCGAGGCCATCCTTGTTACCTTGTTACGTATGTTAGTTAACGACCTCATGTACTTGTTAACCTCGTTGAACGTTGGCATATCCACGAGATTCTCTCTTATCACGTCAAGTCGATCACCTATATTTAATATGTATTTTCTCACGGAATTCAAGTTCCATCCCTTGACCGTGTCATTAGAAACTTCCTCCGGGTACCTGTCTATAAGGTAATCAGTAGTCTCGGAAAACCTGCCTTCTATTATGTCTGATATTATATCATCACGAAGGGCCAAGTCCTCCTGTGACATACTTCCAGGGTCCATGTCAAGAAGCCTGTTGACTTTCTCTTTCCTCTCTTGACTTAAAGAAGACTTGTTAACTTTCGACCTGGCTTTATTGACGTTAGATTCTCTTTCCTCGACGGCGAACTTGGCCTGTTGATCGGTCACGTACTTGTTAATCTTGTTGATCAACGATTCAAATTGCGCCCTGCTATTTATCCCCCTCGACAAGCTCGACATTATCGACTTGTACTGGGATTGAGATAACAACTTCTCGCTCCCCTTTATCGCTTCCCGCACCTGCCGAATCTTCCCCTTCAAGTCAGAAGCACCCTTGGTGTAAGCGCTAGACGCTATCCTGTTAACCTTCGTCTTGATCCTGCCAAGGTTATCTTTTGGAGTGATATTACTAACGCCAGAGGGCCTCTTTATGTAAGGAGAGTTATCTCCAAGAACGAGATCATGATTCTCGTTGAATTCCTTGTTGGCTTGTCTCTTTTCCTCTTTAGATAACGCCTTGTAAGCGTCACTTGTTTTAACCCTCGCCCATGCCATATCCTTGGCGAAAACACCACTGGAATTCTTGTTCTTCGAGTACCAGTCAACCGCCTCGTTCATCGGTAACTTGTCGAGGAGGGGGGTCTTGCTTACTTTCTCTTCTTGTTGCTGGAGTGTACTTTCAGTCCCGTCGACTTCTGACACACCGCCCACGGGTTCACTTTCTTTCCTGACTTGCTGTTCTGTGCCTTCACCTTCCGAACGCACCTCTCTAGTTTCGCTGGCATCTTGCTTAATTTTACCTTGTTCAACATTATTTTCTTGGATGGGGGTGAGGGCATCGTAGTCAACCACGGACACGTTACCTTCAACATCCTCCACCTCTATCTTACCTTCCTCCACCACGTTTTCGGTGGCGGTAACTTCTTTACCGTCAAGGATGAACTTGTCTCCTTCCGCCTGGAAATTCTTGTCATCCATGATCTCGTTGTAATTTTCAACCAGTTCCATGTTCTTGTACATGGAAGTGTACTGGAAATATTTTATGGCATCATGGGCAAGGTCTTTTCTCTTCTTCACCACCTCCCCACCTTTCGTTGCCTCGTCATAATACCCGTCTATCGCAGAGTTTATCTCGTTGGCTATCGCCTCGTGACGTCTTTCTAGCGTTAAAGTACCGTCATTCATTAGGTTATCTATCTTCTCCTTCAAGGCGGAAGGTAGCTTCTTCCCGTAAGAATCAGACTTGTAAAGAGTCTTCCCCATGCTGGGTTGTTTACTTATGGCGTTAACACCTAACCCGACAGCCCCGAATCCAAGCGACATTAACCCTATCGAGTACACCATGTTCAAGTCTTCTGGCTTGTATATCTCTCTAGTTAGATACCCTGATTCTCCCCTGTCTATCGCAGTGAAACCTCCCCTTATCAAGTCTCCAACCTTTTCCTCTCCCATCTCTCCTATCGTCCCGGCAACCCACCCGGAGAATCCCCTTTGTCCGTAACCGGCGTAACCTCCACGGTACATGAACTGGTCGAATCCTCTCTTTAACAAGTTACCACCACCCCGTACACCAGTAGCTTTTGGAGCTTTCCCCACGAAAATTCTTTCCGTGAAATTCTCGATCACGAGGTCGTAGTAATTATTAAATAGCGCCTCGTTTACAGGCATACCGTTCGCCACGTCATTACTAACACGAGAATAAAACGTGGGTTGTGCGAGAACCTGAACGGACGAGTCGAAAGCGCTTTTAGCGACTCTTGACGATAACTTCCCGGCACCTGACGCTATCTTGGTACTAGCCACCTTTGACGCAGCACCGGAAACGGTCTTGGCTAGAGAACTGGAAGATATGGTTTTAACAAGATTAGTTGCCGTCGCTTTTGATAACAACTTGCTGGCACCAGATGTTAAAGCCGTTCTTACCCCACCCGTCACGCCACCTGACATGGCGAACTCGACCATGAAACCGACAGACTCGCCGGCCATCTTCCCGATGTCAAACCATTGTCCAGTTTGCTCTCCAAGAACTTCTAGCGACCTTGCGTTCACGGAGAAAGATTCTAGCAAGTTTAACTCTTCCGGTGTCATCTCTTGCATGGCTATACCAGACACCATGTCGTTAAGTTTCGCTTCCTTGACAGAAGATTCCATCATCGTGTCGGGGGGGATTACCTCTCCATCAGAGGACAGGTAAGAGGTGTTCGGTCTCAACTCTGGATGATCCTGTAACACCCTGTTATACATGTCACCAAGTTTATCGTTAACCTCTTTCATCTTGCTATCTCTTCCCACGTTACTCATGGTCATGGCTATGGCAGAGAAATGATCAACTATACCTTCCTTGGCACCTCTCAAAAACTGGTTCCCTCCCTCTTTTAATTTCTTGGCCAGGTCAAGGTTCTCTCTCGTCATGTCATTGAATAGCTGGGCGGCGTTCATGAACGCACCCTCTTTCTGTAACATGGCTAGTGCGGCTATACCTCCCACCCCCGGTAGCCCGGCACCTATCGCCACAGCCTTGTTAGCGGTTTCCGCTCTCTTCTTGGCACGTTCACCGGAAGTTCCCTCGTACACGGCGCTCGTTTCAGCCGAAACCTTGTTCAATTTCTTGTACATCTGGTCTATGTCAGGGGCAAGGTAATCGGCATCCCTCGGGTCCATGTAAGTACCTTCTAGCATCACGCCATACCTTTCCAACTCTTCTCTAGGCACTACGTACGTCTTCGAGTCCGGGTCATAAACCATGCCGACGCTATCAGCCACTCTCTTTGCGTACTCGTTTAACTCGTTCTCTCCCCCCTCTCCCAGTTGTATTGATTTCCTCGTTACCCTCTCGGTAAACAGCTCGTTCTTCTGGAAGGGGGTAAGCTCTCCTTTCGACTTGTACCAGTCTTCAACGGATCGTATGGAAGTGTCAAGGCGGAATTCCTGTCTCTCGTCGTATCCTTCCGGGAGTAAACTTTTCTTGACATCATCCGTCATGTAATCCATCATTGACTTGGCGTAATTGGGGTCCACCACGTTATACTTGTCAAACAAGTTATTCATGGTTTCCTCGGTGACATCTCCTGCCGTACCGCCGAGATTGATTGATATTTTCTCCATCAATCTAGTGGGATCGCCGCCAGTTGACTCCCATATATCGTCAACGTCCGTGTCCGTTATTCCAGAAGCGTCCATGCCTTGATACGTGGCTATATCCACGAGTATATCCTTGTACAATGACTTATCAACTTTTCTTCCGTCATTCATGGTCATCTATTTTAATCCATTCACGAAATCGTTAACATCTCTTTTGACACTGGGAGCGCTAGGTACGATCATGGTACCGGTATTATTCCTGTACCTGTAAAAATTCGGGTTTGTCTCCATGCCATAACTACCTCTCGTGTATATGCCTGTCAACTGGTTTAACGCAGAATTCAATTGCTCGGCGGCAGATTTAGCGGTACTAAGGTTGATCTTCGCTATCTCGTTTCCAGTGGCAGGGTCTTTTATCACTAGATAATTACCCATGTAACCGGACCATAAACCACCGTTACTCCTTCTTGATTCAATAGATATTACTCCTGAACTCTTGGCTCCAGCTATAATATCTTCCACGTTTTTGACGAAATCCTCGGGTTTATAGCTTTCAGGAGATGATAGCGTGGTGGACGCTAGCTCTTGCAACCTGGAAACAACCGGGCGCATCCTGTTATAAACCGGGTTCTTGTTTTCATCCCTCCCCGCTACCGGTTCGACACGGGGGGAGACGTTATAATTATACCAGTCTCTCAAGTCAATGTCAAGGATTTTCTCCTTGGTTTGAGCGCCTGAATTGTAGTAATTAGCCAGTATATCGTAAGCCCTCTTCACGCTAGACGGGTCGTTAGCATCAAAATTAATCGTGAACGGTTGATCGAAATTAACCGGACGACCCTGTTTCTTCTTGCCCTCTCCAAGGAAGTGGAACGTGGTGATGTCTCCCTTCGCCGTGATGTCGTTCAGTTGAGCCTTCCTGTTCACGCCGTTATCATCAATATAGGCTGATGATTTATTCCCGACGAACATCTGTATAGCCTCCTTATGCCCGTTAAAGGCGTTGGGGATGGCGTCCATGACCGGTTCAATGAAACGGTTGTCACGAGAACCACCCCAGTAACCCTGGTAGCTCGGGTCTTTCTGCAACGATCTCTTGACATTCTTATCGGCAGCCATCGCCACGGCGTTAACGTAATACGCTCTCGCCTCTTTCGGCGTGTTCCACCTTCCTTCTACCATTCCTTTGCGCATGAACGGGTCGTTGTCATAGTTATTGCCGAACCTCATGTCCCAAGCCTCTCCGGCACGTGTTCTTATGTCCTCTATATTACTGGTCTCTATATTCGTTATCGTTCCATCAGGGTTCCTCACGAAATTTCTTATCACTGAATCCCCCACTGCCTTCGCACCATCATCCAGCATACCTTGCAAATCAACGTAAGGTTTTAATTTACCAGATAATTTAGCCTTCAACTCCGATGGAGAACCTGACGCTATCGGCCTACCCTTTCTATCGTATATGGTATAGTTTAACATCCCGTTTTGATACCACATGTCAATACTATCTCCAATACTATAAATACCAGTGCTTTTCTGTTTAACACCATTCTCACCGGCAGACATGATAGCGTATCCTATGTCATTCACCAGATCGGCGTTCATCACTTCATCTATACCCCCCTTCCCAGTCTTTGCCAGGTCTTCAAGGAACCCTTGAAAGTCTTTCATCTGGTTGGTGTAAGATGCGGCCTTGTTCTTCATGTCACCGATCTTTACCATTATCTCTGACTTGCGAGTGGGGGTGATAAGCGGGTTCGCAAGTTCCCTTCTCATGTCAGCTATCTCGTTCTGGGTATGCTCCATCAATATCGCTATACTATCCCTGTCGAAAGCCTGTGGTTGAAGGTCTAGCGTTCCGGTAGCCAGCTTGTCAAATTCTTTCAAGTTAGCTTGTAACTCATCTTGAGCCTCTTTCGCTTGTTTGGCGTACAGCCTTTCTTGCTCAAGCTCCATAGCTTTTAGTTGCATCCCCATGTTAAGGGAATTCATCGCAGTTTGCCCGAAATCGGCCTCGATGGGTTTCACTCCCATGTAAGCCTCTCCTGTATATTGATTCGCCATGCTACTTCAATTTTAACGTTGGTTGGGGTGGCATCACTGATGTTACTGGTGTACCGGTGCTAGTAAAGTTGCCTAGCTGTCCTATACCTAGTGAACCTGTTGACGTCATGGGGTCAACGTTTTTGTCAAGACCTGATAACATCCCACCTATTTGCAAGCCGCCTAACGCCTCTGTCATCCCGGCGTATTGCCCCTGTCTTCCTGCCTCGTACAAGGCACCGTACCCGGCAAGTTCCCGTTGTTCACGGTTCTCTCTAGCCTGGAATTCCCTGTTCTCCTGTTCAGCCGCCATGATGGCTTGCTGTTTCTGTAACTCGTACAACTGGTTCTGGAAGTTAGCCGCCAGTTGTTCCTCTTGAGCGTAAGTTTGCTCCCGTATGCCGGGAAGTAAAGACAACCCCCTCGCCCCGGCCGAGGATGCCTGTTCTGAATAGTTAGCCGACTCTTGCTGTACCCTCTTCAATTGTTGAACGTACTGGTCGGTTGGAGTGTCTACCGCCATGAGATAGTTGTTGAAGTCTATCTCTTGACGCTGGTAATTGTCAATGTTTTTCTTCGCCTCCTTCGCCTGTTTCGCCTCTTTCACGGACTTGGCTACCCCTAAGCCCGTTGATGCTAGCGCCGTTCCGGCGAGGATGATAGATGTCGCTGCTGCCATCACTTTAAAATTTTAATCATTTGAACCATGTTCGTGTCACTAATCTCGAAACCACATTTCTTGAGGCCGTTCACTAGACCGGCGTCGTTGGAAGTGGTGAATATCGCTTCCACGCCCGTTGCCCGCAGCATGGATTCCAATTTGCCAATCAAGAACTCCTTCGCCCCCCTCTTCCGGGAGACGTCGATCTTCTTGCTTGTTAATAACCATTCTAGCCAGCATATCCCCGTCCCGGTCGGGTACACGAAAGCCACGTACAACGGGCCTTCATCGTCTTCCACGATAAAACCGGCTGGAAGGAAGGATGGGGGTACTGGCTTCCACCCCCACTCTTCCCACCATTCACTTATCATGGCATGATCGGTCGGTTCGTAATTCCTGATTTTAAATTTTCGATTCATCTATATCAAGTTGTATTGATTTAACGAGTAACTTCTCTTTATCAACGCTAAAGTACGAAATTATTTCGAGATATTTTCCCCTGATAGCGTCACCGTTAACCCCGTCATCAACTTTAACGTAGAGTACCTGCCCCTCGTTTACATCCACCGGGTCGGCTAGCGTCACCTCGTCATCTCTAACCACCTCGATAGACGTTACCACCTCCCCGTCCCTGAACACGTCCATGCCTGAATACACCAGCGAGGCCGTGTACGTCCTGAACGTTTTCAACCCTTCCTCGTCACCGGCGGCAACGAAAAGTAGCACGGGCTGTGACGTGCCTTCCGCCTTCGGGATGAACGATTCCAGCAAGTTCTCCTTCTTCTTGAAGTAAGATTGATCTATCGTTCTCTCGAGGTCGAACGTCTTGAACGTTGTGGAGGTGGGGGCGATGTTAGATTCCATCACGATGTTGTTATACACCTTGTTAGAATCTTGATACTCGTTGTTCACGAGGTGAATCTTGCTCGATACCGTTTTACCCAGCAACAGGTTCTGGTATCCCGGTTCCCCTCCCATCCTTCGTATGATGGTATCTTTAGTGGAGAAACAGTAAGCACCGGCCCTCGCCATGAGATCGGGTACCATGTCGTAGAATGACGTCCACCCGTCTATTGGCTCCATGAAGTTCACGCAACAATCCTTCATCCCGACGATGTACGATGAAGTCTTGGGATCGTAAGCACCACACTTCACTCCGCTAGTTGTCAACCTGTCGTGGAAGTAATTCAGCATCCCGTACGAGCTTACCGGGAACAACCCGTTGATGCTCTTGCGTATCACCTGCCCGGTGTTCGTGTCCACGAAGAACCGTGAGTTGCCGTACCGAGAATAGGTCTCGTAGTGAGACATCCCGTAGTCCTCGGCGTACTCTTGTTGCTCCCCGAACGTGTCCTCCGATTTGGCAACCAGGGCGCTACCGGTGGGGGAGTTCAAGATGTTCTTCTTGTACATCACACGGCTACACTTGTTTCTCTGGTACACGTCTATATCTGAACCTATGTCGTCTATCTTCACGATCTCCCCGTACTTCTTGGAGAGGTCCGTGTAGTTGACCAGCGATTGATTGAACGAGGCCAGCCCGTTATCCTTCGTGTCCTCCACGTAAGGCTCTGAAACGGTGAGGGAGGCGTACCTGTCCTCACGGCTGTAATTATCTGATATGGCGTTCGGTCGTCCAAGCGTCGTGAACAGCGTCCCGTTAGAGAACTTGTTTATCTCTCGTGCCGGTCCGGTTGTTACCATCACGTCTCCATCATTATCGAGGATGTAAGCGCCAGCCATCCCCTTGTCAACATCATATATGCCGGGTATCTCTTGATAGACCACCGTGTCATCCTTGGTCTCGTACATGATAAGGTAGAACACGGATGTCGTCCATCTCGATTCCTTCTTGAGTATGTCATCCTCGGTATAACCCTCCTTGGAGGTGGGTTCTATGATCAGGTAACGACCGTTGGGAACGTCCACCTTGTCGGGGTCTCCCATGTCAACCTTGGTACCATCCGATAGAGTTACCGACAACTGTCCGGGTTCTCCCTGCACGATTACCTTGTCCTTCACCTCGAAGATGTAGCCCTTCGTGGATACCTCCGTGGCTATCGTTTCCATCTCGGATACCAGTTCCAGCTTGTCACCGGGGGTGGGGACTATCCACGGCATGGACGTTATTTCCAGGTAGAACTTCCCGTTTATCACGTAAGCGTTATCGAAACCGTCGATCACGTCGAATAGTACCTTCGGGTTACGTCTGGCGAACTTGAACTTGGTAGCCCATGACGGTGCCTTCCCCTTCACGATAACGGTTGCCACACGACCGATGTTAGCGGCGTCAGCGTTTATCCTGGGAACGGTCACGTCAACGGGAGCCAGCACGGGCGAACACCTACCGAAGTCATCCATGAAGATGATACCGTAACCTTGAGTCGTCCCGGTCTTTAAAGAGTACGTAGTGGAAGTGGTGGGGGTGTTGTTTATTTCCACCATCAGGGACACGTCAGTATCAATATCAAACCCATCCACGTACCCCCCGAACAACAGGGAGTTCTGTATTATCATGCAACTTCTAGCCATCATCGGGACGTTATCGAACAGCTTGTTCACGTCCTTCATCGGGATTAGGGGGTAGTTGCCGGAGTAAGAGAACTTGTAGGTGTAATCCACGTTGTCTTCCAGCCCCAGTTTCTTCTTGTCTATGGTTTTCACCTTGTACATCCCCTGCCCCGTCTTCATGAGTATCTCTATCTTCTCCACGTGTTCGTTACCTGTGTTCACCGTCACGTTCACGGCGGAGGTGGCGTTACTGATCTCGTTAAGCGTCTCGTTCGAGTACGATCCACGCACGTAAGAAACTGACGCCCCCACCACTCCCTCGTGAGAGTAGTTGTTTATCTTGGTTATCGACAACCCGTAGTTCTGCGAGGTGAAAAGGTAAGCCGTGTTACCGTTGATGGCCGTCACGTAAAACGTTCTACCGTCAGGGGACATGGACATACCGGTCACTTGATAGTTCTGCGGGTCACTCACGTACTGGGGGGTAACCTTTGACATCGTCTTACCGGAGTCTTTCGAGTAGTATATGGTGTCAACGGTCTTGCCGGCGAGGGCGAAAAACTTCCCGTTAGAAGAGCAACACATGAACTCGTTGACGAGGGAGGTGGATACCGTGGTGAAGTTCTTCCCGTAGTTCTCGGATACCAGCGTGTACTTGTTGTCGGTATCGAAGTTCTGGTTACAGGATACGTACACGACGCTACCGTCAGAATCGCATATAATCTTCACTCCCCTCGGCTTGCTTATTATGGATATGAAGTCATTCAATTTCACTTGAGTGAACGTGCCTCCTTTCCCGTACTCGGAACTGTAAGCGAACTCGCTCTTGTACACGACGTACACTTGCTTTCCAGAATCCGACATGCAGAAACCTCCCTCGTGCTGGTCACCGTCCCCCACGAACCCTTGAATCTCTGACAGGGAGTTATCGTTCTTGTTGTACTCGAACAGCATCAACTGCCCGTTATTACTTCCAGATGCACCATGAGTTCTAGCGTAATATATTTGATCACCAGCCTTGTTGATGTCACCACCGTCGTTCTTGTTTATGAACATGTCACCCACCACGTCGATAGCATCAGCGTTCGTCTTGAAGTGAGTGAAATACCCCCTCCCGGCCGGGTCCAGGTAATTATCCGTTGTACCCGTGAACGCTATAACACCCTCCGAGTGAAAGCTCGTGTCGTTTGCGTCAAAAGACCTCGTCTTGAAAGACTTCAAGTAAGCCTTCGAGAAACTGGTGTTAGGCAACGACATGGAAAGCTCGTGAGAAGTCCAGTACGTCTTCACGCCGGATGCCGGGTCCATGTACGAGTTAACGAACTTTACCTTGTCCTTGTACACGTAACACTCCACCATCATGTCGTACTCCACCTTCTTCGAATCCTCGTCATCAAGCTCGGAAGTTGAAGTGGAATAAGGACTGATGGCTGACGTCTCACGGGTATCGTAAACGTACCGGGCGGCGAACAAGGGGTTGATGTTACGCATCTCCCCCAGCTCCGACTTATCGGCTATCTCCACGTCAACGGAGAGAGGGGGACGTTTAACCAGCTTCATCGCCGTCCAGTCGTAGAACTTGAAGTACCCCCTCGTCTTGCTGGTGTCTATCTCCACCGGCTCGTTGGTCATCCAGTCGTGGAACACCATGATATCGTTAAGCATGGCGAAACCGCTTATCCTCGTTTGAAGGTTGAATGGGGTGATAAGGTCCTGCGTGAGTACCTCCGGCGTTGAATCGTAAACGAAGGTGGTGGGCAACATCTTCATGGCCCTCGCCTCCATCTTCTCCATGTCCACCTTGTAGATAGTACCCCCATCATACGAGTCTCCCTTTTTCGGGGGTATGTCAAAACGGAACCTCTTGATAACAACGCACATGTAATGGTTGGTCTTCGGTGCCAGTTGAAGCCCGAGGAAACCGTACACGTACGCTTGATCCTTGTCGTACTCGGTGGACGTCCAGTAGTAATTACCGGAGCCTTCCTGCTCGTTCACCAGTGGTACCGGTGCTGACAAGGCACGAGCCGAACGGGTGGTGGGGGTGTCCTCTTGGACCTCCACGGCGGTACCCACCCCTATGTACTGGTTGTTGAACGTGATGATGTCTTCCTCCCTCTCGGAGATAAGGAACTTCCATGTCTCCTCGATGTTGTCTATCACGTCCTTGATCTCTTCCTTGGAGGGGACGTACCACCCGAACCCTTGATTATAAGCCTGCGTGAACACCGATTGATCGTCCTTCTTGTTGTGAAGGAAACATATCGTGTTGCGTAGACCGTCTTCCTCCCGCAAGGTGGATAGCTGGTCAACGAGGACGTGACTTCCCTTGCCGGTAACGGAATCGTATTCCAGTATAGAAAAACCGCCTTGCTTGAGGGCGGTGAACAGGTATATCTTGTTGTTGTACTCGTACATGCCGGCGGTAACCGATCCAGCCGTGAACAGTGGCTCGTCGATGACCACCCTCGTCCCGTCCATGCTCTCGATAACACCGGAGTTCTCGTTATCGGTGTCTATCACACGGACGTTTCGAGCCTCACGGTATTGCCCCTTCGGCATGTAGCGGGGGTCGATGTCCATGTTCATCTTTCCCCCCGATAAATCTTGTATTACCTTCATAGCGCTCTCAATAATGCTTGAATAATTTCCTCTCTCTTGAAGTTCATTTCAAACTTGGCGTCCTTGTAACGACGGTTCTTCTCTGCCTTCGCCCGTATCTTCTCGTTCATCGGCACGTTACGCCTTCTCTCGATGATCCGCCAGTATATGTCAGCTTCCAGGTACTTCTGCAAGTACGGGTGAACGTTGATCTTCGTGATGTCCGTGAAGTCCACGTTGGACACGTAGCATATAAGGATACGATCGTAACCCTCCGGCACGTCGTCGAAGGTGAGGGTGTTATCCCTGTAATCGAACTGGTAACCGTTCTTGCTAACGAGGAAAGAGTTGTGACGGCACGGCAGCATGCACTCGGCTGACTTCATCCCGTTGAGGTCAACCCCCTTCACGATCTCGTAGTCGTTGTTGTCTATCATCGTTTCTTCCTCGTTCGTCAGGATGTTCTGGGCGGCGTACACGTCATCGTTCTTGAGCATGTACGAGTACCACGTGTTGATGTTATCGTTGTAGAGGGCGGGAATCTTGTACCCGTCGTGCAGGAAGTAGATGGCTATGTAGTCGATGAAGTCGTTGGGCATCCTGAACTTGCCCACGGCGTTCATCTCCCCCTCCGCCTCCTTGTATTGCTTGTCACCCACGTATCGCAGTTCCTCGACCGCTCTCTGGGCGTGTTTTATGACCAGTTCCCTGCTGACACCGTGAACGTAACTGTCCGGGTCAGTGGCGTCTATCAACACCGAGTCGATAATGTCTGTTAGTTTTACGTTCATATGGCGTTATCCTTTTGAAATTCGTTAGCTTGATCCTGTGCCATCACCTGTATCACTTCCGCCTCCCTCAAGTGGACGCCGAAGCATAACGCTATCTCGACAACCAGCACGTTGAAGAAATGCTCTGACAACGTGAAGTCTTGATAACTCTTGACGGAAGGGTTGAACACCGGCTTGCCCTCTATGACCACGTAAGTCCACCTGGGTCTTGGCGGTATCTTGTAATAATGCACCTCTATCGAGGGGTTATCAGGCAACACCTGTATCCCGTCCTCCGTGATGGAGTAATTCGGGTACGTCTCCGATGGCCTGTTGTACTTCGAGTTCCCTATCATCCTTAGCCGTGCCACGTCTATCATGGTGGCCTCTTTTCCCTCCCTGTACACGGCGTTCAGTTTCTCGGTAGGGGGGAAAGGGAAGAAGGGGTCATCATCCCCCTTCTTCAAATCTTCCACCACGGCGAGCTTGTACAAGGCGTTTTCAAGAATGTCCTTCGGGATCGCCGAGTAGCCTTGCTTGTCCCTGTTATACTTCATCCTCAACCTGTTAGGTATCTCTGAATATATCTTGGACTGGGCCAGCCCGCAAACGGAGTTAAACTCGTCGGGAGTTATGACACCGTACCCGTTCTTGTTAAGTAGCACGTTGACTACCTTGTACACCTCGTCTATCATTTATTCTAAGCGTTTAACTTGGTTAAAATCTTGTCATAAGCCACGCCACCTTCCTCGCTTGTCATCGCCCACTCGGCGAACTCGGAGATGACGTTAAGACCCGGGGCGCAAGTGTAGATAACACCCCCCGATGCCCAGCTTAATTCAGTCTTTCTCGAGTTCAACTTCAAGATGTTCAAGCGTATGCCCGATTGAATCTTGAACTTGATCGTGTTTCTCTTGTCACCGAACATCTCGATGATCTCCCGGGGGGGAGTTCCAGTCTCCATCTTGCCAAGGATACCGGCACGAAGGATGGTAGGATTCATCTCGGTGGTGATTCCCTTCAAGGTAGCGTAAACGGCCTGCAACACCTCGAAGTCTGATGTCTTGCAAAGTTCAACCACGGTAGCCATGTCAGTCCACGTGCTTTCCTCGATGGCGGCGTCAGCCTCAAGGTCCTCGATATAGAACACCTTGTCCTTGCCGTAGAAAGGATGCAGCATGAGAAACATCTGCAAGCCTCTATCTTCCGGGTAAATGGTCCACCGGTCACCGGGGAAGTCCACACGTCTAAGCTCTACCGGCCCGTCGATGTTCTGGTCGTTCTCGATGGCGGTGGGGGATACCGGGGTGTAACGGAGGTTGAACACGTAAGTCTCGCCGTTCTTGCCGGTGTACACGTGACGTGTCTTCGGTCTTAACGAGTGATTGTTACGGGTACCCGTGAGGAGGAACGTCAAGGGTTTCTTACCCAACCCCCTCTTCTCTAGCTCGGCGATCATCTGTTCTTTCGCCTCTTCTTCCGTGATTCTCTTTGTTTCTTTAGTACTTGCCATATTCGATTAAATTAAAATTAGATTTCAAATAAAAAGGGGGAGGGGTTATTATTCCCTTCCCCCGAGGTTTAATATTTAAGGTCAATTAAGCCTAGGCTGATACACCTTCGAAGATCGCCCATTTCTTCAATCCCACGCAGCGCAATCCCCATTCAGACAACCAGTCGATACCGAAAACGTCCCAGGTGTTGGTAGCGTCCGGCACGTTCTGTGAACCGTGGAACGTGGTTACAAGCTCACGGCTGTATCCCGGCATACCCTTGTACAACTTGGTCAAGTACGGGGCGTTGATCGTGCTGTTCTGCCCGCTCAAGTCACCGTTGTAACCGGTGGTGATGGATGCACGTCCTAGCGGTACCATGATACCGTGGATTTGGTTCTCCGCGGCGAAGTTATCCGGGTTCAAAACGGTCGGGTCTTTCAACAGTTTCCACGTGGTCTTGTAGAACTCGTAACCTCCCATCTTGAAGGCGTCGAAACCGAAGTCAAGCATCCGTTGCTTGTTATCGAAGTAACCCCATGTTGCCGATCCGGCCCCACCAACTTTAGCCAGCCAGTTGTCGATTGACAACGATGCCTCGGTAGACAGGTACAACAAGTTGTAAGTCTCGCCGTTAACCTTGTCAAGACGTTTGATGATTGACTCGATGTCGGCAGTTCCAGCGATGTTACCCTCGAAACTGTTACCGCCGTTTCTGATCTGGTCGAACACTCCCTCGATACCACGGAACCCGGCAGTCTTGGCGTCAGAAGCGTCAGCGGCTTTCTTCCCGACGAACGCTTGAATCTCCATTTGATCCAGCATTCTCTCTCTAGCCTCCTCGATCTCTGCGCTCGTCCAGAATGCGTTTCCATCCGGTGTTTTCAACCACGTTGCGTCGCACATGTCGGAACCGTTGATCTCGAACATGTCCTTGCTGATGATAAGGGAGGTGCTACCGATTTCAACCTCACGGGTCAAGGCACGGGTCATGCCCGGAGTTCCTTTCTGGAACTCGTAACCGGCAGCCATGATGGTCAACCCGCTAGTTCCAACGGTCCAGTCCGCACCGTCGTAAGTTTTAGCGGTAAACTTGCCAGCGTCGTAATCGTCCGGCACGCAGATACCGTAGTTCACTTTCTTACCGGCCTTGTCGATAACCATGAAGTTCTCGTTCGGGCGGATGGTGTGAGCGGCGATCGTGAACACGTCACCGGCACGGGTCACGCCTTCCAGCAATTTACGTCTACGCCCGGTCATCCCGAAGAACTGGGTGTCTGCGGAGATCATCTCCTTTTGAGCGTATTTATCAAGGAACCCACGGATCGTTTGATTACCGTACTGGTCGATGATTCTGTCCTTCAAAGAAGGGTAAAACTTGGTAGTGAAGTCATATAGACTCATGTAGTTACCGGAGATCGGTTGAACTTTAATGTTCGGATCAAGGTAAAAATCTGATGTAACACTTGTAAGCATAATATTCTATCTTATAAAGTTCTTGTCTTTGAGGAACCTCAGGAACTCGTCCTCCGACGGACCCTTGACATCTCCCGGTTTGGGGGAGTCAGTGGTGGCGTTGGACTTCTTCTTCATTTCCTCTTCAACGGTATTAGCTTTCACCGCCTTTGCGTGTTCTTCCAGTATCTTCGGCAATTCCATCCCGGCGGTGATCACTCTTACCAGGTTGCCGTAATTGAAGGTACCGTCCTCGTTCTTGAACGTTCCCAGCAGCGAGTCGATCCCGTCGAATACCTTTTCGTATCTCGACTTGTCACGAATCTCGTAACTGAAACCGTCAATCTCGATCTTGTCAAGACTTGACAAGGCTCCTTTCGCCCCCCTCACCCATTCTTCTTTTCCCTTGTCAACGTTATCCTCCACACGCTTGAGAGGAGTCTTGTATTGCTCTTTCTGGGCGTTGAAATACTTTCTAGCTTCCTCGGCCTTGGTCTTCAAGCTAACCAGCTTTGACCTGTTCTTGCGGTCAATTGCCTTTCTCTCGTCATCTAGCATGTCCTCGGTCACCTCCTCGGTCTGGAAGTAGTCTTCATACATGACTTCAATATCCTCCTTGTCTAGTGACGGGTATTGAGTCTTGAGGTACTCCTTGACAACTTTCTCGTTAGGCTCGTTGTCCCAGTCTTTCTGTACCTTGAAGTAATCGTCCACTCCCCTCCCGGTTTCCCGGACGAACTTGTCGATGTTAGCCACGTCAGGACTGGCGTAATCAACGGTTTTCTCGACCTCTTTTTCCACCTCTCGAATCTCTACCAGATCATCCCACGTCTTCACTTCCTTACCTACCTTACCGGCCAGGTATCCCAGTATTTTCTCTTCCGGTATCTTCGAGAAATCTATTTCCTGATCATCGACCTTTTTGGGGTCCTCCACCTTGTCAGGGGTGGGTTCTCCTGCCTTGTCTTCAACTTTCGGCTCCGGTGCGGTTTCTCCCTCCTTGGCGGCAGGGACTTGCTCTCCCGGTTTAAAAGTTATGTCTTTCAGAATTTCATCTAACTTTCCCATTCGATTTAAGGCACTTACGCTTTCACGTATTGACGCTTCAATGGAACGCTACTTTTTAGGTCAATCTCTTGACGGTCATCCATAGTTGGAACCTCCACGTCCGAACCCCGTTGTGCCACCGGTTTATTGTTTAACAATAAATTTAATTCAATTCTAATTCTTACACAAATATATAGAGAAAATCTATAACAACAAAGCGTTAAACGATTTTCTATGTCTCTTTTATCTTGATTCCATGTACTTTAAGCATCAGCTTGCGCTTTATCTTGTAAACGTCAGTGCGAAATCCCTTGGTATCTTCCACCACGGTCTCCCCCGTCTCGACATCCGTGTACACGAAATCGGCCACGTACTTGCAAGCCAGCTCGACGCAATGCCTGTTCTTCCCCTCCCCCTCGAACTGCGCCGGTATCAACGTGTAAGTGACCTGTTCTTGAAGGTCCTTTATCTTGCCGGCCTTTTCCAGTAACTTGAGGGTGGCGGCACGGGCGGCCTCCTTCTTCGAGGCGTGACCACCTGACTTGACATTCCCGTATTTAGACTTCCCTCTCATCCCCTAGCCCTCCTGTCTCCGGCGGTACCGTTCTTCCTGCCACGGTTGGCGGAAGATGACGTGTACCGTTTCGTTGCGTGATCGTAGTCCTTGCCAGCACGAGATGACTTCCCGTGCTTCTTGTCATGCTCACGGTTACGCTGGCTAAGCTCTGACCGTTTCTTCCTTTGCTCCGGTCTACGGTTAACCTCGGTATCCGTTTTTTTCTTCTTCTCTCTAGCCTCCGGGTGATCCCGGTAATACTTGGCGGACCTAGATAGTTCCGACCTGTCCTTCTTCGGTGGTGCCATCTCCTGTATAGTTTTGAGTTTGGTTAACTTCTTCCATAGGTGGAATCTCGACGGGTGGGGCGGCTTGAACGTCCTGCATGGCGTTCATGCTCTCGAAGGGTATTGTTGCCCCTCCCCTCTGTCTCTGGTTGATCATGGCGCTTTGCTGTTGCGCTTGCTTGTAGGTGCGGGCGTCCTTAGCCTGTTCCTTGTACTGGTTTGACTCGGCCGTGACACGTGCCTGCAAGCCTAGCTCCTGCATCCGCAACTGGTGTTTAACACGTTCCAGTATGATCTCTCCCTCCACCTTCTTCTCGTTTATCTGTATCTCCGATTGGGTCTTGAACTGTAATTCCTGACCCTTGGCTTGAATCTCCATCATCAGGGATTGCTGTTTCTGTTGCTCGACGGCTACTTGCGCTTGAGCTTGCATCTGGGTCTTCATCGCCTCCATCTCCTTCTGTTTCTGGAACGCCTCGTCTTGCCGTTTCTTCATGATGACCTTCAAGTACTTGGACGCCATCTTGATGTTGTCGATAGACAGGATGTCCATTCTATCGGCGAGGGTGATCTGCCCGGCCTGAACGGCGGCGAGTATCACTTGATCCAGCTTGGCTTTTTCCTCGGCGTCGGGGGCGACTTCAACGATCACGTCCAGATTGTACTTGTACAGGGTCTTGTAGTCGTCGATAACGTCATCTTCCAGCAAGTAAGACATCACGTCATCGGAGAACGATTCCTTGTACATCGACATCTGTTGCGCCCTGTTCAGGCTAACCTCCCCCGTCCCCTTCTTTATGGACATGAGACCCTCGAAGATGTGCTTGGTGGCGGTGTTACTCATGTTAAGGGCCATCTGTTGCGTCCCGACGAGCGCCCCGCTAAGCGGTGCCGAACCGTCACGTACCCTGTTAACGCCGGTAACCTCGTAGCACATGTTCATGTTCTGGTTATAGGCGTTGATAAGTTGCATGAGCTTCTGCCCGTCAGACGTCGGTATGTTACGAAGGATGTTACCCTGCAATATTTGATCGTCGTCGTAAGCCGTTCCCTTGTACAGCAAGGCTCCCGTCTGGTACATCATGTCCAGAACGTCGGAGGGGGAGAGCTTGGCGCCGGTGCCGATGTCTATGTTCATCAAGGCGTCAACGTTGATCTCGAACATGTCAGGTTTCATCTTGGAGATCAAGTGTCTAAGTTTCAACACGATAAGGTGTATATCCTCGGCGTAAGACTTCAAGTTCTCGACGATAGAGGGTACCGTCAGCTCGTATATGATGTAGGGTGCCATCACGGTGTTGGCGTTGTTCACCGGCCGGATCATGTCACGCATTAGGTGGTAGTTGAACACGAGGTTCATACCTAGCACGTAGTATCCCTCGAACCACACGTCGTACTTCCCTTTTATCATGCGGGATGAAGATTCCTTCGGCAGGACGTAATCCTTGTCCTTGGGTATGAGGTTGTTCCGTTTTCTCTTGTACACCTCGTCCATCGTGGTCTTGAAGGTGAAGTACATGACGGTGAACAGGTCATCCTCGTTAGCCACCTCGTCCGGCTTGAACCGCTTGTCACTCACCCCCCTCGCCAGAGCCTGGTACGATACCTCTCCACCACTCATCCTCACGATCTGGCCGGCGGTCATCTCCATCATCTCGGCGAAGTAGTAACATCCCTTCTTGTCACGGGTGTACAACGGGTCGTACGAGTACAACAGGTTCTTGCAATCAACCCTTCTCATTATCACCCCGTAGTTGGGATCGGCCTCGACACGTATGGCGGCGACACCGTTGGTGACGAGGTCTTCCGCCACCCTGTTCTGTATCTCACGGAAGTAGTTCAGATCGAACACCCTGTTAATGATGATCTCCGACGCTATCTCCTTCTTCTGCCTGTACTCTAGCTGCATGTGAAGGTCCAGTTCCTCTTTGGAATCCGGCACGTAATCAGGCACGAAGTTGATACCGGTGGCTATCGTCATCTCCTGCGTGAAGTCTTTAGTTAGCATCTCGGTTTCCAGTCTCTTGCGGTACTTGTTACGTTCCTCCCTTGACATGATGTCAACACCCTTGGTCTTGATCTTGAACATGTCGGCGGGGAAACTGTCCTTCACCACGTTAACGAACTTTGGAACCACGGACGTGAACTCCCAGTTGAGCGACAGGTAAGCCTGATCTTTCGGGATGTTAAGCATGTTCTTGAACCGGTCAATATCCACCTCGTTATCTCGAAGCGCTTCCAGTTCCTCGAACTTCTTCTTCCTGCTGGCGTAATCGTTGCCCGTGATCCACTCGAACTCTATGTACCGGGCGTATTCTAACCCGTAATCCTTGCTTTCCTTCTCCTCGTTGGAAGCCTCCCTGTTCGGGATCGTGACGTTTCTTCTTTGTTTATCCATTTTTTAACTTTCCATAAGTTCCAACATTCTCGTATATCCTGAACATGGGTCTCGTTGGCACCGGTTCAATCGCTTCCACCTTGCGTCTCTTCTTGCGAGTGCATCCTATGAGAGCGTAGGCTGACGATATGGAGGCGTCACGTTTCGTCCTGTTCTTGTCATCGAAAGCCAGCCAGTCTTCTAGCGTGGCGTTAAAATACATCTCGGAGCTACCAACGTTGTTCTCCACGAACGACTCGATGGCGGCGTTTATCATCTGCGACACGTTCTCGGACGTGGAAGGCATACCACCCCTCACCCTCTCGTCTTCAGACAGCTTGTCCCGTTCCTTGTCCGTTCTTGTCATGGAGAACTTCCTGTAACCCCTGCGATACATCTCGTCTATGAGGTTGTTGACGTTGTTCTCTATGAGGGCGGGCATCCCGTAGAACACCATCGCCTTGATGGCGTCCTCGAAGAATATCTCCTTGGAATCCGGCCTGTTTATGTATTCTAGGAAGAAGTTGAAGTTGGGCGCCCCGGAAGAGTTTATGCCGGAGAACCCGTGTATCGCTCCCTTTGATCCCTTCCCGTCCACGGTCTTGTTAACACGGTACGGGTCTATCCCGAAGTTGCCTATATGCCTGTTAAGCGGCAACCACAACCCGTTCTCGAATTTCACGTTATTCTTGAGTCCTTCCTCGGGTATCCAACTAACCAGAAACCGTCCATCCGGCTTGTCGATAAAGATGACGTGTCCACTATCAGCAACCCCTTGATACCACTCGAAGTTCCCCCTCCGAAGATGAGTTCCATCCATGTTATCGTTGTGCTTTATCTGGGCCAGTATGTTGGCTTGATTGAACATGCACATGTTAAGGGCTAGCTTGAACCCGTCCTCCTCGGTGCGGGGGTTCTTCCTGTGTTCCTCTAGCAATTGCTTCGGGTTGTTCTTTAAAGCCTCGTCCACGTTGTTCAAGTACGTCTTGACGCCTATCGACATGTTCTCCCCGTCCATCGTCCTCACCGGGGATTTAGGGTCCTCGACTATCATGTTCCCGTACTTGTCAATGAACCCCTCGTAATGCTCGAAACAGCTTATGAATATCTTGTACAGGTTGGTAACAGTCTGCCCGTTCCCGTCACGTTTTCTCGGATCGGAGTTGTAGTACAAGTACTTGTACCTGTCTCCAGCCAAGGCCTCGGGATCGTTGGCGTCCTTCCCGGTCATGAACTCCACCGTGGAAATAAGGATAGCCTTCCCGGTAATACGACGACCTTTAGTTAGGCATTTCCTTACCATCGTGAAGTGAGTTAACGTGTTACCGTTCTGTTTCTTCCACTTGCTGAACTCGTCACCGAAGTAGAAAAGCAAAGCCTCGCCGTCGTAACTTGACTCGTTGGTGGGGCGGAAGTTTATGCGGGTGTTCAACGCCACGTCCACGATCTCCTTCTCCTGTCCCGCCTTTTTTAGCTTGTTACCCGGCTGGGCGAACTCCAGCTCAGACTTGGATTTCTCGTCCATGCACATCGGCTTGAAGTAGAACGGGAGGTGGGAGAACATGGTAGTGAGCCTCACGAAGTTGGACTTGGCGTCGGTATCCGTCTTGGAAGTCATCCCGGTCAGCTTGTTTCTTTGCTCTATCGTCTTGCAAAGTATGAACGCCATGATACAGTCCGTTGCCCCGAAACGACGAATCTTTTCCAGAATGATACCTAGACACCGGTTATCCCTGTACATGGCTTCAAGAAACAGGAACAACTTCCTCTGGGCGGCGGAGTAGTAGTAATACCCCCCGTCCGCTCCCGTGTAGCAATGGGTCATCATGAACCAGTGGGCGCCGGTTATGTACGTCGCCACCCCGTTGTTCATGAACCAGTACCCGTTACGTTTCTTCATGTACTCGGAATCTATGTAATCCTCGTGTTTCTTGGCCGTGCGAGAAGTCAACTCCTTGGGAGGTGCTTGCCTGCGCCAGAACTGGTCTTGCCTGAATCTCTTCCCCCAGTCAATCTCCGCCTTGATCGGTTTCTTGGGGAGGGCTATTCTTATATCGTTTATCTCGATGATCTCCCCCACCGTGCCTTCCGGGTCTATCACCACGGCATCAATGTCGGCACGATACCCTGACCTGTCCTTCATCTTGGCGAACTTGTCAGCGTATTTCTCCGCGTACCCTCCCTTGTAATCGCTCTCTTCAAGCATGATGTCTTCCTCTTCCAGCTTGCTCTTCACGTCATGAACGATGTCCTCTATCTCCATCACGTCGTTGAAGGCTACTAGCTTGGTGTCTATCATGGTGGATATGCTATCGGCATCGTTACCGATAACGTCATTGCTCATCACGACATCTTCCAACCCGGAGTAGAGGGATTCCACCACCCCTTGGCTGGATTCTACTATCTTGTCTAGCGTCGCTCGAACCCACTTCTCCTGTTTCCTGTCGTGATTGAGGATGGAGCCAAGCATGTTCTTGCAGCTAGTTATCGCTTTCTTCTTTAATTTAATGGCGTTCTTGACGGTGGTTTCCTTCTCCATTACGGCCGTGTCGATGTCCGCCGTGATAACCTTCATCAGTTCTCCCACGGCGATCTTGCACGATTGTATGAATCTGTCGTCACTCATCTTCAAGCTCTCCTATTATCCACGGCGTTTTCATCCTGTACAGCACCCGGTCATCTATCTTGAACTCGTACTCCGAGTCAAGGTTGAACACGACGGGTGAACCATCGTTTACCCCTTGTTCTCGTAACGAGTCGTTAGAGTATACCATGACCCCGTGCTGCTTCTTGTACTTGCCGGCGTTCGCTATCTCGAAGCTACCCTCCTTGAACTTGTCGTTGAGGACGGGGGACACGTAGCACCACGGGTCAATCGCTAGATGATCTTCCCCCCTCTTCACGAGGTATATGAACTCCACCGGGATGATGAACATGTCATCGAATAGCTCGTTACTGCTACCCACCTTCCCGTCCACGTACTCCACGCTACGGCGCTTAACCATGTTATGGTGAAAGTAAGCGATGTCCCCGGCCTTTATTCTAGGATCGGATGACGTTACCACCTCCCCGTGTCTCACGACATATGTCATGTCATCTATCGTGTTGTTCACGTAAAACTTGGTTCCACCGGGGGCGGTTATGGTAGTCTCGTACGTCTCGGGGACGTGAACGATCACCCCGTTAATCCCTTTCAAGTTCCTTTTCATAATCGCTCACGTCAATGGTTAAACTCCCGTCATCGTGACGGTATATCTCCTTCCACACCACCGCCTCGTTGCCGTCCTTCTCCCGGACGTGTATGGTTATCTTGTCACGGTTTTTAAGGCGCTCCTTCTTGATCGAGTGTATGACCATGCTCGTTAAACCCCCACCCCGTGACGTGAACGACAGCGATTGTCCCACCCGGAAACATAACTTCCTGCCGTTATCCATGTAGCTAAATTCTCTCAATTCCATTTTAAATAATCAGGTACTTGTATTTATATTGACGCTTCACAGGAACACTACTTTTTAGGTCTATATATTGACGGTCATCCATAGTTGGAACCTCCACGTCCGAACCCCGGTGTACCACCGGTTTTTATTAAACAATTCTTATTTACTTATTAAAATTCCACCCGCTAATCCTGCCAATCCCCACACCCACCATTTCTCGTACCACCGGTCCCTCTCCTTTATAACGAGGGGTTGAATGGCGGTGGTGGTAACGTACGGGTTCTCGTTAACCACCCTCACGATGTACTCGGTGTTACCCATGAACTTCTTCCTCTTGCCGGAAACCAAATACTGGGAGGCGTACACCTCGAAGTTATCGAAGTGAATTCCATCTTCCATCACCGTTCCGGAGACGTACCTGTACTTGTTCCTGTCATGGAAGGGTATGTACACGTTCCTGTAAACGGTATCAAATTTTATCGTTCCGGTATCCCTGTACACGGTGTTCACCTTGACGATAAACTCCGGCTTCATCCCCTTGATCAACTGTTTCAGGGAATCGTTCTCCTCTAGCACCTTGCTGGAAACCGATAACATGGATAGCTTCTCCGCCACCTCCCGGTTATACCGGTCCTTGTAAAGCCTGATGGTATCCTCCATCGCCTTGGCGTTATACACCTCTCCCCCCACCTCTCGGTTCCGACTTGCTAGGTTCGAGATGATGAACACCACCAGCACGGTCGCTATCCACGCTATCGCTATCTTCCAGTTATTCTTCATCGATTTCTTCTATAACAGCTATTATCTCCTTGTCATGCATGGCAACGAACTCGTCGTCACCTAGGAAGAACGGCGTGCCGGTACGGGAGGGGTGCAACACGATGTCTCCCACCTTCACGTCATCCCTGCCCTCGTTCATGGCGACAACCTCGCTCTTCCGTGTTATCTCGTTTCTCGTCTCCGGGATGAATATGCTCCCCACCTTTCGCATCTCTTGCTCGGTCTTCTTGATGATCACGTAATCGTTGATCGGCCTGATTCTTTTCATATCAAATTAAATTTTAATTATTATTCTGTTTTTCAATAAGTTTAAGTATAAGCTCGTATTTAGACTTGTCCGATTCCCTCCAATCCTCAATATTCTTCCGGAGGGCGTCCATCTCCAGTTTTATGGTGCGTTCTAAACTCTTGAACTCGGCGTTATGGATTTCCCTCAAGTTCAACAACTCCTTCCTGATCTCGTTATCCTTGAAGTCCACGTACTCCTTGGTCGGCTTGTTGAAACTAGTCGCCATAGCTGTCGTTACCACTAGTGCTACCGCCCCCATCACCGCCTTGGCAACGTTGCCTGTCACGTTGTCTATCCAGTTGCTCATTTTCAGAAAATAGTTTAGTTATGGCCTTCGCCATGATTAATAACGCCCCTATGATGAAGTTAAGCCATATTTTCCAAGTGTCAGAGAACGGGGAAGTGGTTATCAATCCCTGCCACATGGGAAGGGTGTAGACGCACATGTCGCCTATCATCTTTATTTTCCGTGGGGTGGGTTTCTTCCAGTTCCTGACGCTAGCTTGCATGATTAACTCCTTTCCTCTATAATTTCCCAGAACACTTCATCACCATCCTTGATAAATTTCTCGACTAGAGCCTGTATTTCCCTGTCGGCACGACCCTGTATCGTTCTCTCCCCGGTACGGTTGTAAGCGACAAGTGGACATCCATCGGTATCATCCACGTCATTGCCACCGTGAACTCTTATGCCGGAGAATTTCATCCCGTTAACGTCAACGGTTTGTCCCGGCGTGTTGTATAACAAGATCATGTCTCTCTCGTACTTCGGGCTGTAAGTGATGGCAACCTTGTACTTGTGGGCGGGAATGGCCGTCTTGCCGGGTATCTTGGTTTCCCTCACGGCGTCTTCAAGCACCCAGCAAAAATCAGTTCCCTCAATCTCGATCCTGCCTACCGTGGCATCGTCGAAGAACTCTTTCCTGATATGTTTAATAACGTGTTCCATATCACAAATATACAAATTAAATCTTTCCGTAGTATCTAAAAAAGGCACCGAAAGGCCTAGTTCTCAAGTAATCCATGTTATCACGGTTCTCTTTAGCCTCCATCTCCATCGCCGAGGCGTAGTAAGCCTTGCTGTTGGATTCTCCAACCTCTTTCCCGTTGTCTTTTATAACGTGGTAAATGAACGATATTAACCACTCGACGAGGTACATGATGTAGTACAACGTGAAAGGCAAGAGGAACGGCAAGAACGCGTACCAGTGGTAGGGGGCGCTGAAAAGAAAACTGGCGAAGTAAGCGATTATCATACCCATCGTGAAACAATCTTTCCATTGACGAACGTGAATACGTTCCTCGTTAATGGCGTAATCAGGTAACTGCCCTTCTTTCATTTTCGTTAATATGAAAGGGCCTAGCGTTATGGTTGAATATCCCTTGAAAAGTATCAACCTAGCCAACCAGTTGTCGTAATAAACTTTTGTCATGTGCATCACAAATTAATTTGTTATAAGGCACTTACGTACAAGTGTAATATTGTACGTAAGTGCCTTGTATATAGTTACCATATTTAATATACTCCAAGTTCTCTATAATAATTTTTTAACAATTCTACATGAGTATCTGTAAGCCTATCATCTATCCATAATACAAAATCTTGAATAAGTCCTTTAAAGTATCTTTGTCCACCCTGCCATGTACATCCTAAATGAATGTAACTGTCACCTTGATCAACGGATAAATCACTATAATCTAATGGACTGCCTATGCTACCTGCTCCATTAGCTTGAACAAATGAAGAACCATTTACAGAAAGATAAGATGTTGGTGTTCCTCCCCCTGTTGCAGTTATTGGAGACCTGAATTCCGCCATAACATGATACCATTTATTGGTAGTCATAACAGTGTTATAAGCACTAGCAGAAGAGCCACCTGCATAGCTTTCAGCACAGATTTTATTACTTTGCACACTAGAACCCCATCCTAAAGCATATCCGAATCCTTTTGTATTTAATCCAAATATAGTTCCTCCCAAAACTCCTGAATAACTATTATTTGTAGTAGTTTGTTTTATCAGCATCGATATAAATACATTATATTGTGCTTTAGCTAATTGAGCTAAAGAAATATCAACATAACTACATTTTAGTGCTTTCCTTCCTCCAAGACCTTGTTCAAATGTAGGTCTATTTGGGGTACTGATAAATTTAGTAGCATAATTATAAACTTCCCCAATAAGTAAAGGAGTTTGTGTTGTATATCCATCAAATTTGCAATAATGAACAGGCATATTTCCTAAATCTAGTGTTATCTGTGCTATTACAGGATCTAAATCTGGATAATTAGGCCAAACTTTCACTCCATTTAACCAGCATTCCTTGACCTTTTTCCCGTTAAAGGTCATTGAAGATATTCCTTTATTGTCTAATATTAGCCCCATAATTAACTTTCTAGTACAACATATAAAACTCCAGTGGCTGTTCCAGCCGCCCCTTCTACCACTTGAATGTCATTAACCCTTAAAGTAGAAGTTGACCTAACATAAGCTCTATCATTTGTTAGCTTACTTATATTATCATTTTCTTTCAAGTAAGACGACAAGTCGTACGTCGTGTCCTTTGATGTTATGGTAATGTTACCTGAAGCGTCACTTGATATAGAAGTGGCCCCGGCCCCAATGAACCTTACCTGATTACGGTAAGTGTTGTCATCAGTCACCTTCAAGTAAGGGTTAGAAGCAGCCGCGTTAGCCGCAGTTCCTGACGCACCGGCGTACAATCTAGTCGTGTAATGAGTGTTCGTGTCAGTGTCTGTCCAAGGAACGGAAACGTACATCTGTCCAGAAGAGTTCAATTGAACAGCATAGTTCTTGGCCGCTAGACCAGTCGCCCCGATCTTGACAAGACCGTAAGTTGATGAAGTAGCGGCACTGTAAGTTGAGTTAGTATCCGTCCACGGTACCGCAACATACATTTGACCGCTAGAATTAAGCTGCACGGCGTAATTCTTCGCCGCCAAACCGGTAGCACCTATCTTCACTAAACCTAGAGTTGAAGATGTAGCCTGAGAGTAGGTGGTGTTGGTGGTGGGGGGGGTGTACCCTAGAGCCGAAGTCACCATTGATTTGGTGATACTTGTCAAGTAGCCTCTATCAGATACCCATTCTTGGGTAGCAACAAGTTTTTCCACCATGTACAGCTTTCCCCAATATCCATTAGCGTATCCAGTAGATGTACCGTTTTTCCAATACCATGTAGTTGGTATTATTGTATCGCTAGGAGTTCTATAATTAATATAAATACTACTTTGATTAGATGTTAATATCCACTCGTTACCAGTATTAACTATGGCCGGGTAACCACTCAATATTTTAAATGTTGATAATGGGGCAAATTTACTGTTAGCCCACGTTTGCGTGGCGTACCCTGACAGGTCTGCTGAAGTGAGTAGTTTTGCTTTTGAAATTGTATTTCCGAGATAAGCACCATCAGTTCCTACAAATAAATATTTATTGCTTTCATAGTTATATATATAGCTTCCAATGCTAGACAAGAATCCAATAGCTGCCTTACTAGTTCCGTTTAATTGAACTTTAATAAAGGATTCAGTTTCACTAGAATTTGTGTTATTTAATATTAATGAATTAGATATTGAATTGATAATTAATTGACCAGATAATATTCCCCCTGTCAAAGGTAAATATCCACCTAGTTTAGTATTAACCCATTTAGTATCAGCTAGGAACTTCCAATCAGTAGAATTTCCAGTAGAAGGAGTGTATTTTCTATACGCCATTCCTGTACCATCAATATCCCCAACTAATTGAAATGCATAATCTCCGTCCCAGAAATAGGTAAGAGCTACTCCATCACCAACTGACTGTCCACTCACAGGGTCGACCCCCGGTTTATTAATTACATTTTCTCCAGCAAATGATGAAATATGTAAAGCATCATTTGATGCTTTACTAATATTAAGATTATTTATTCTAGAATCAGATGAAAACCCAGAATATGATTTAATAATACCTGATGAGAATATACCGTTGGTAGGTACTTTTGCCGCATTCTCACCGTAATTACTGGAAACAAGCAAATCACCTATCTCTATCCCTCGTGCCGATCCCGAAATGGTGGCGGCTATCTTGTTATTAGTGTCTAATCTAAAATCAACACCTGTATTACCGAACATATACCTTTTAGAGTATATGGTGTGTATTGATGCGTAACCAAATGACCAGTCATTGGTGCCAAGGTATGAGGTGCCACCCGAATCAAGAGTTGCTTGAGTGTTAGGCAATAGTCCTTGGGCTGGCGTCCTAAGCCAATTGTAGGTAGTCCCATCTATTCTGGCGATAGATGGATACGTGTTCGCATCCATCACCAGCACAGCCACGTTCTCGTCCGCGGTCACTACTCTCTTCCAATTGGATGAATCACCATACCCTAGGTTATTGGCGGTTCTGAACCACATATAACGAGTTCCATTTTCAACATTATGATTAATATCAAAGGCGAGTTGAGGTCGAAGTACTACATTATTATAACCGGAATTATAATTGCCATCTATTTGTAAAACGGCACCATATGACATTCCGGTGGGGGCGTTAGTATTATGACCAATTGGACGATAGTAATTAAATACTATTTTAGGAGAATCTGGACCTGCAAACAAAGTATTGAAATCAGCATTAGATCCTTCAATATAAGTAGTAACAAATCCATATGTCCACTTGGAGGTAGTAGGCAAGTACTGGGAGTAGTTTGACTCGTCAAGTATCTTGTAATCAGTTGCTCCCTTGGTGTGAATCAAATCTACTGCGCCACTTCTTATCTTGGTAGTTCCTGTTGCACGACCAATATGTGCTAACTGAGTACTTTGTGTCCAAATCAAGGAATTTCCATCTGCATCATCTAGTGACCATACTGAAGGAACTTTCATTGACGTACCGTAAAACCTGTATTGAGCGGTATCATATTCCACGTCTCCTACTCCAATCCATGCAAAGTTTGAAGTACTACCGATTCCATGACCACCGATCCGAATACTAGTAGCATTATCACTATTGGCTTTAAACGTGATTGATCTTTCCCATCCACCTGATGTTGTTATATTTACCAATAATTGGCCAGTACTTGACACTTCAAATGGGCCCACGTTGAACTGTCCGGCAGTGAAGGTGTTTTGAGCGGTGAAGGTGTTAGCCTCGCTCTTCTTGGCCATGTCAGACACGTCCGGTATGTCAGAGGTGGAGGCGGGGTCGGGGAGGTTGCTAGCGTCCCATATCTTGTAACTATTACTATTCTTG